GATTTCATACCAATAGGTACAGCCTTTAATTATTTTCATTTGCCAATGCTTTATTTAGTTCTATTCTAACTTGGCTTCGTAACCATTTATTAGTTATGGTTTTCATGCATTTTTCTGCTACTAACCTATATGCATACACTTGATTATCTTCGTCTTTCTTGTGTTTAACAATAGTTTCAAAGCAATCTAATAGTCCGTTTGAGTACATTAAGCATTGTGTATGCTTTGGCCATCCTTTACCTAAGTGAGTATATTTAAGTCTGTTTTTAACTATAAATTGCAATCTTATTTCTAAACTACCATCACTTGCTTTGTAAATTATATCTTCCATTTTTATTTAGTCTTTTAAATGCCATTTCTCAAAAAAACGAAATGCTAACAATGTGTATAAGTAATAAACCCAAGCCAATGCGCCTAAACAGGGTCAGGCACTTCATTAAAGTCAAACCAAAATTTAACTCCTTCATCAATATAAGTCAGATCTTCACCATATTTATCTGTAAAGACTTCTAATACATTATCCCAATATGCAGTAAATCTGCAATTAGTTTTGTGTTCAGTTCCTTTGTTTACAGTTCCATACACTGTATAAATACCGTCAAATTTTGGTTTTTGCTCTTGTCTGTTAATCCACATTTTATATATAATTTATGTGCGTCCCACTGCACGTTTGGGTTTACTACTCATACACTCGTCCGTTATGTGAAAGACTATATTTACGTTCTTAAAGGAAAACCTTCATCTAATTCCGATATCCTTGACTTTAAATTTAAAACCCTTGAATTCGATTTCAAAACATAATCAGAAACAGCTATAAAATCTTTACCATTACAATCAACTTTATACTCCATTAGTATATCAGTATCTTTTATACATTTTATTTCCTTGATAATGCCGTTTTTTAAAAAGCCTTTCAATGATATAAAAGTGATTATATCTCCAATTTTATAATTGGCAGGTCCTCCTTGATTTTCAAATTCTACTGATAAAAAGTATTTCATTTTCGATTTTTTTACACTTGGTTTTAAATATAATAAAAGTTTATTTAAATAATGATAGTTTAAATAAAAAAAGCAAAACTGATATAGAATTGCTTTTTTTATGATTGATTTAAAACTACAATAAGTCCTTCAAAGAAGCACATTTCCATCCCTCAGGTTTTATAACCTTGCCTATTGGAATCCCATCTGAACCATCTGACTTCAAAATCTCACCATTTATACTTTTTTCTAAATTAGAATTATGAACCCTTCTATACCCTTCATCAAATTTACTTTCGGGGATTCCAAGAACTATTTTAATTTGATTTTGATAATATTCCATATCTATCAAAGCATCAAAAGTGGCCTCTTTATCTCCTGCCTCAAAGAATTCAGATTCCTTGGTTCTATAAAAACTATCTGCTTGTTCCCTTGTGGTTATCCCCATTGCATTTCCTAACTCACACAACTCTTCCAAAAGTAGTTGGAAGAAATGTAGTCTATTTTGTTTTGTATTCTCTCCATTCACTTTAAACAATTGCATAAACTCAATTGCCATATCTTCTTTTGTCTTCTCTTTCATGACTTATTTAATTTTAAACTTTCTAAATAATTTTCTGGAATTATATTTTCTTCCATCATTTCAGCAACATAGCCTTCTGGGTAATAATCTTCTTTATTTAATTGCATTATTTCTTGGCAAGTTAGACAAGAATAAGCATAGTTAAAATCTCCCTCTACCACTCCTACCCAATAGTTCATTCTGGTTCCAACTTCAAAAGTTCTAAAACAACAAAAGCAATGCTTTTGTTTTCTTATTTTTACAATGATGTCTTTTAAAGTTGTTGCCATAAAGTCTTACCTACTTATTGCTGATCTTAAAATGAAATTTATCTCTTACTCTAATTTTCTCCTGAACTCCCTCTCCTGTATTGATATTTCTCAACCTATTTACATAAGAGATAAGAAGTTCTTTTGTGCCTATAACATCATTAATGGCATTATGAGCATTTACTAACTCAACCCCCATCTTTGAACAGCAATTTCCAAGGGTATAGGAAGGAAAAGATATATCATTACCATGAGAAAGTTTAGCAAGATACATTGTATCAATATAACCAGGGTAGAAGTTTCCATAAAAGTCTAATTGCCCTTCAAGTAGTTTACTTAAATCATTTTTAGTCTCTTTTGCTATTTGTTGCATAAAAGGGACATCAAACTTTAAATTATGGCCTACAAGGATTGGTTTTTTAGTATAGGTTTTAGAGGTTTTTTGGTGCCATTCCTTAATCAATTCAAAAACCTCCCTTGCCACCTCTTTCAATTCCTTTCCTTTATTCTCTAAAAAGTCAAGAGAAAGACCAGTAAAATCTAATGCTGCCTTATCATATTGGTAGTTGTAGGGTTTTATGTAACTTTCATATCTCCCTACTTCCTGTAAAGTTTCACCGTCAATACAAAGCATTCCAATCTGAGTTACAGCATTTTTGCTTGCATTAAATCCTCCTGTTTCAAAGTCAAGGATTATATATGGATTTTCTGCCATTATACTTCTTCTTTTTCAAAGATGGTTGGTTTGTATGCTTTTCCTTTGTATTTCAGCATACCTCCCATTCTCCTGATTGTAGAATAATTAATTCTCCCTTTCCCTTTACTTGCAGTCCTAACAACATTAGAAACCCTAACCACCTTTTGACTTCTCCATATTCTAACCTCCAATTCATTACCACCCATGTAAAAAGGGAGTTTTCCTTGTTGAATTAAATAATGAGTAAAATTTATGTTCACTGCCTTTCCAGAATTGGTGGATCCATAAAGGGATAACAACTCATCTCTAAATTCTGGAATGGTCATAAAACCTTCTTCCCATTCTAATAAAGGGATAAAGTCACCCTTTTCTTCCTCTAAATTTCCCATACTTTTGACTAACTTTTAAATAAATAATTCTAATATTAATAAAACTTTTTCATTTTACCAAGACCTTACATCTTATATTCAATGAACACTGAGGCTTTCATATATTAGAATCAATCATAACTTTTATAACCACCTTTTTTATTCCCTTTATTTAAGATTCTAAGCCAGCTAATTTGACACTTTTATCCTTAAAAAACTTTTCCATTGCTGACTTCATCCCTTCTCAACTTTTATTTTCTCAAACTTATTTTCTGCATAATACAACTCGCCTCTCAGTTTATTAATATGCTGATTGTAGAGAAATTTAATTTGTGATTCGTCTAATGGAATAGTAATTGTTTCAGAGGTGAAAGAACTTAAATTCCCTGGAAGTATGTCAACTTGTACTCTTACATTAACATTCTTAGGAAAAGAAATAACTTTTGTGGCATATCTTTTTTTAAAGTTAGAAATATCATTCTTTGATAATTCTAATTTAAGGTCTTCTATCTTTTTCTTCAAAGAGTTCAGTTCATATAATTCTTGCTCACTCATATTACTATAATTTTTGTTTTATAAATTTTTTTCAATCCATTCATCAAACTCTTTTTGCCAATATTCTGTATCTGCATTTGCTACAAAATGTTTTGCAAAGTTTTTAATATTGTCAACACAGTCTTTTCTATTCCAACTATCTTTAACTGGATGAGTACTAACACAGTTGTTAAGATCTACTTTGATTTTAATTATCTTCTTAGGCACCATTAACCCTTCATGAACTGCTTCATCAAATTCATACCCAAAATAATTTATCTGATTTCCTGTTTTTTCATCAATATAAATTTCATGAAACTCAACTTCTACTTCATCAATTTTACCATCAGCTTTAGCATAGTTTTTTAAAAAAGACTGCTGTATTTTAGGCAAAGCAGGTCTTGTTTTAGGATACGGAACCATATCATCATGTTCCCATAAAGAAGTATCATTTGTTGCAACTATTTTATAACAGTCATTATCATATATCTTATTTCCATCATCCTTGTAAGAACCATCTTTTCCGAACATAATAGCCTTCTCTTTAAATTGAACTAACATTGGTGTTTTACCATCTTTGTCTGCCCAATTATCGGAGACAACTTTGCCCAATCCATATAGTTTAGACAATACATAATCCCCTACTTCAAGATCTCGATAACTTGTAAAATACAAATGCTGGTTTTTTCTTCCAAAAGGGAGTACTCTATAGTCTTCACTGAAGCCTAACTTTCCTTTTATATCAAAATATAATTGACTTGGTTTGCCTGTAGCTAAATGATTTATTCTAACTTTCTCTTTCATGGTAGTAAATTTAATGCCGTAAGTAATCCTTCTTCTAAAGCTTCTTCATAAGTTTTAAATCCAAATTCTTGATAATTTTTATCTATAAAATATTCATATAAATAAAAACCTCTTTCATAACTTCTATCTATATTAATATGAATTTCATGAACTTCTCTAATCCATTTTTGTAATTCACATAACCATAAATAATAAAGCAATTTTTCTGTTATTCCTCCATCAGAAACTTTAAGATTTTCATGTACAATTGATATTTTACTCTTAAATCCTAATTTAAGAGCCTTTTCTAATAATTGTTGTTTCATAACCTAAGTTTTTTATTTTCTTTTTGTCTTCTGAACTTCATTATCTTGGAACATTTCTCAGAACATCTTAGTCTATTGATGTTGGTTTCATAATCCTTACCACAACATTGGCAAGTGATGGTTTTATTCTTACCTTTTTTGTAAAGATTAACTAAATAGGAATATTCCTCCTCCTCCTCTGTTCTAATGTGACTCATTGGGGTTGTTCTTTTATTTTAGATTGGTTAACATGTCGTTACTGTATTTATTTTTATCATTGTAGGCAATTTACTTGCTCAATTCGTCTCCACATTTTAAGCAAGTTTCAATACCTTCACATAATCTGATAGCAGGAGGTATTCCACAAGAGCAAGTAAACTGTTCGCTTCTCCCTTGATTAGATAATTCATACCAAATAATTAAGTTATCCTTAGTCATAGTAAACACAAGTTTATTATCTTTAAATCCTTCATAAACTAAAGATTTTTCTTTTATTGTTTGTCCTTCCCCTAACAAAGTAATTTTGAAAGTTTCTTTGATTTCATCTACTACATTATCTGGGTTTGGATTATTTTTAATTTCATAACTGGTTTTGAAAGTTCTGAAATAAATCCCATCCTCTGCTGTTCCTTTTTGTATTGCTTTTATCTTATTCATGTGTTTCTAAGTTTTTAATTAGGATTATTATAATTTTTTCTCATAATTAAAACATTTGCAAATCTTCGGGTCTTTCTCCTTCTCTCCATGCCTCTAATAATTCGTCTGCACTAATTTCAATATCATCAATAACGCACTCAACAAAGTAGTTTTGTAAAGATAAATCACAACTACTTGAGTTTAGTTCTTTGATTACTTCAAGTATCGTGTCGTGCTTTGTGGTTTCTCTCCTTCCACTTGGATCAATAATTTTAAATCGTTTCATAAATTATATTTTGTTAGTTATCTGTATTTATTATTTCAATCAAGTCTTTCATAATTAATTCCCCCATATATAGTAAGAATAATCAACATCATCAGGATGTAGTTCAAATCCGTTTTTCTCATAAAAAGCGTTTAAACCTTCTTGTGAAATAGTGTCATCTTGAGGTTCAGCATACAACTCAATAGGCAACCCCATTTCGTAAGCTATATTTTTCAGTTCTTTGATAAGTTTACTTCCATCACTTTTAGAATAAAACTTAATATTGTCAATATCAATTCTATCCTCAAATATTGTATATATTAAGTAGCTGTTATTTTCTGTTGTGATTTTCATAATCTGAGTTTGTGTTTTTGTTTGAGTTGTTAGTATAAATATAATTAAAGTTTATTTAAATAACATTATTTTAAATAAAAAATGCTTACCACATATAAAAATTATAGGTATCTACAAAAAGTCAGGAAAAGCACATTTATATGCTTTTAAACAAAGTTTCATTTTAGAAAATTTAGATTACTTACTATTAAAACAATTGGAAATAAAGATTGCATGGTTATAAGACTCTTGTTTGGTAAAAGGGTGTGTGCTTTCTACATAAGGGACTACTGCAATTTCATATTCCTCTCCCAGTTGTTTATTCACAACTTTCCAAGAACAATCAGTTTCAGAATGAATAACTTTTGTTCTCATTTTAGACTTAATTGGTTCAATATACTCAGGACTCCAAGGTGTTCTTTCACTATTTGGCCATTCCATTGGTTTAACTTTGAAATTATATCTTTTTACAACTTCATCAAACCTCTTTCTAAAATACTCTTTTTCTGTTTCCATTTATGTTAATTAGTCTTGTTTAACCTTTCTGATGTGAATTTTATACTTATCTCATGCCTTTTATCTTTACATCCTCCTTTCTCCATAAAATTGAAGTTTCAAGATTAGTTAATGTAACTGATAACTCTTTTGAATTATTGGTTAGTCTTTCAATTTCCAAGAGTCTCTTTGCTTCATCAAGGTTAGTTAACACTTTATCTTCCTTTAATACTTCATTTTGTGATTCTTCAAATATTGAAGCTTCTTCTGTCCCTCCCCATGACTCATCTGCCTCAAAACCATATCTAAAAATCTTACAAGTTGTGGGAAGTGTTTTTAAATCGGGAAGAAGGGTATCTCCAATGGTATAATCATTGATATAAGAAATGTGAAGTTCAGTAAAAAGGTGACAAAATTTCTCATAAGTTGCTTTTCCTCCTATACACCAATCAATATTTTTCATACCAATTATCTCATTTCTTCTATACACTTTTACTTCCCTGCCTTTTAAAGGTGGAAGAGTAAGTGCAGTGTTATGACCTACAAGTAGGATTGGGACTTCATTTATTTCAGAGGTTGAAGTTAACTTTTTGAAATGTTTTAAATCTTCTTTACATGACCAAGGGAGTTTTCCATTAAGGCCTATAAATCCTTTTTTGTTTACTGCCATTATTGCTTTCATAAATTATTTTTTTAGTTCAAGTTCATCAATTTTTAGTCTTAATATTTCAAGTTTTGTTTCTATTGGTTTAATGTATTTTTTAGTATTTACAGATAGCTTTTGTTCAAGTTTATTTCTTTCTTCTTTGAATAGTTTAAGTATCAACTTATTATCTTCACACAATTTTCTTTTTAAAAGTAATTTGGACATATAGTTATTTTTTAGTAAAATCTAAACTTTCTTTTCCTCCCATATATATTCTATTTTTAGAAGAAACTTCTTCTTTTAAATTTTCCCACATTCTTTTCTTAGCCTCCTCATAAGAAGTAGTAAAGAAAGTATTATTCTCAATTGAATTTTTCAAGTAGAAAGAAACTACTTCTGACACACTGTAACCACTTATTAAATAAACATAATGTTTAGAACTATCTGGGTGTTTTCCTAAAACTATAAAAGAATCTACCTTTGTCCCAGCTACCCTATACACTTTTGTATTTGGTTCTAAATTAGCTACTTCTAAAATATTCATAATTATTTTCTTTTTGAATCTGGGTTGCCTGGACAACCAATATAATTAACTAAAATTAACTTCACCTCACCTGTACTATCTCTTTCAATCAACCATACAGAACAAATATCATCAAAGTATTCTACTTTGTCTGAGATGACTTTATTACTACTCTTACAACTAATTGTAAGTAAGAGTAAGAGTAGTATTAAAAATGATTTCATGTTTACTTTTTTAATCCTGTAAATAATTCAGTTGGGTTTTCAAGTTTAGGATGACTTACATAACTTTCAAGTTGGATGTCTTGTTCTATAAGACATTTAATAAAGTTTGAATCTTTCAAGTCATCTAAAAATCTTTTAACACTCAATTTTCCTTCCCCACAACTTCCACTTTCAGTAGCCCAGAATTCTGTGTTTATGTTCAATTTTGAAAGTTCCATAGGCTTTCTTTGTATTTGTTCTTTAACTGCCTCTATATGAGATTCATAAATATGAACATCTCCAAAAGTGTGTATAAAGTCACCTGGAACCATATTAACAACTTTTGAAATTATCATTGTTAATAAAGCATAAGAAGCAATATTGAAAGGGACACCTAAGACAACATCTGCACTTCTTTGATACAATTGGCAGTCAAGATAATATTTTGGGCATCTATCACTACTTGCTAATTCGGTGATATAGAGATTCTCAAAATAATCAGGATTAATATTTCTTTTAGCCCATTCGAGTTTTTGTTCCCAAGTTAATGGTCTACAATTAAACTGTACCAAGACATGGCAAGCATTTAATGCCATATCATCTAAAGTTGCTGGATTCCAAGCAGTAATTATATGTCTTCTTGACATAGGGTTCTTTTCTAATCCTTCAAGAAGTTCCTTTAACTGATCTACTTCTTCAGATGGAGTAAATTCTCCTTCAAATTCATATTGATTACCCTTAGACCATTTTCTCCACAACTTACCATACTGTTCACCACAATCACCAAAAGTATAGTTTTTATCTTTTAAACAAGTAACTACACCTTCAGTATTTTTTATTTCTTCAATAAACATATCGAAACATAATGGATAAAAACCATCTGGACCTTCTTCAATGGATTGATCCATTATAAAATAACTTTCCTTACACTTTTTGAGATAATAATTATAAGCATCCTCATTCCAAATATTGCATCTATTATCAACAAGAAACTTGATGTTAGTATCACCTTTCATGAACCATAACAACTCTACCACTATGCCTCTAAAAAACATTGGTTTGGTGGTTAACAAAGGAAACCCTTCTGATAAATCAAATCTCAACTGTTCCCCAAATATGGAAATGGTGTTAGGCATTCCTGTTCTTGCTTCTTCTTTTAAGATTCCATTTTCTAAAATGGTTTCCAATAAATCTAAATACTTTTTCATTTTGTTTTTTTATTTACTATTATGTAATAAGTGTCTTCTATTCTGTCATATCTCAAAATAAAAGTTTCTAATGTCATATTAAAAACTGCCTTTATTTCTCCATCTTCTGCAAAGCAAAGATTAAACTTTTGTCCTTCATCATTTTCAATCCTATAAGACAATTCCTCAGAAATTATATTAATATCCTGTAATTTCTCACTTGTTGAACTGATAGTATTTTCTTGTTGACCAAATGGAACTATTTTTCTTTCAATAATTTCAGAAGGAGGCTCTGAAAAAGAAAACAAAGGCATCAAAAAAGATACTACTAAAATACTACTAAAATACTTTTTCATTGTATTAATTTTGGATTTTTTGAAAATTTTGTATAGCCTCAAAATTAAAGATTCCAAAATTTGAATCTTGTTTTTTAACTATTTCTACATCATGTATAGAAAGAAGAAGATTAGGACTTAGTTGGTAAAAATCGGTGCCCTCAATAAAGAGCACCAAAAACACTAATCCTACACAATCAGAATACCAATTTATATCTTTGTTTCTTTTCACTTTCACTGTCTTTACACTAAACATTTAAACCAGTTTACTATATCATCAAGATTTATTATATACCAACAAACTATCTTGAAAAATATAATTGCACAAATAAAAGCAATTACTGCAAAAATGGAACCAATAATTGCACAAACTACAATTCTATAAATCTCATTGGTTTCCATTTTTATTCTATGTCTTCTCATCCAGTTTTTCATAACTAAAATTTTAAAAGTCCTAAATCTTCACCATTCAAAAAAGAACTGTATTTATTGAAAAGGTCTCCTAAACTTGTTTCCAATCTTATTTTCAAAGTTGATTCTGCTTTATTGGAAAGTACATTTGTCCTGAAACCATGTTTAAAGAAATTTTTATATAAAGAAGATTGTCTTCTTGCTTCAATAGGGAAAATGAAAATTTCACTTGGAATTTCAATACTCCTCTTTGTTAACTGGAATTTACTGTTAAACAAAATTCTGTCTCCAACTATCTTCACTTGATTGAAAGAGATTAAGTTAATTCCTAATTCACAACATGCTAAGTTTATAAGTTGACTTGCTGCTGCTGTTATTTGACTTTGAGTTTTTACTTGCATTTCGATTTTTTTTATTTATTTGAGTTTGACTATGCTATTCTTATTTGTTGTTCAACCATTCCTTCATAGATATTGGTATTAAAAACCTCCAATATCTTTACTTCAATAGTTTTACCTTTTGTTTTCTGACTTTTACCATTCACTGTAGGCATAAGGTATGGATATAACCCACCAACTGGTTTTACTCCACTACACAATACTTTCAACTCAACTTCTCCAAGTCTTGCTTCTGTCCAGCATTCAGTATATTCTTCATCTGCATTATAACCATTCCTTAAAAACTCCAACTCAACTACATCGCCTACTTTTACTGTCGGTGCATTTTCAATATCCAATCTCTTTTTTTGCTCAATAGCTTCAAAATAAGCAATATATTTTGGATGGTTAATGATGTATGGCATATTATAATTTTCTGCACTCCAAAGGCAGTATTCAAAATCACTCTCTATAATTTCATTAATCAATTTACCTGCATATTTTCCACTCCAAAAATATCCTTCGGGCAAATCCATTTTTTCATTTTTAGTAAATGAACTTGTACCCTTCAACTCGGTATCAATCTCAACATTTGGGAATAATGCTTTAACCTTGTCAATATCAGTTGATACGTTCTTTATGTAGTAGTAATTATGGTTAACACCTGTTTGGTGGTGGTTTCCATAACTATCAGTTTTATACTTAGGTACTGCTTCGTAATCCCAAAGGGTGTAAAACTGTGTAGCAAATCCAATTACTTTTTTCATAACTTTAATTTTTATTTGTGTTTGAGTTGTTAGTATAAATATAATTAAAGTTTATTTAAATAAAAGTATTTTAAATAAAAAAAATTAAATCTTTTCAATTATTTTATTATACCTCATTTCATCTCTTTCTTTGATATAAAGTAAGTCTTTTTCAAAAGTTAGTAGGGAGGTTTGTTGAACTATATTTCCATGTTCCCATTTGTTGTGGCAGGTTCTGCAAAACAGATTAATATTTTCTTGATCTAATTCTAAATCCTTCCTTTGTTTTACTGATAAAATATGAGAACAGTCTAATTGTTCTCCTGCTATTCCACAACCCCAACAGTAATACATATCTTGGTCTTGTGCCTCTTTTCTAACCTTGTTTTTAAGTTTAGAAAGTAAACCATTTACAACTGACTGTTTAGAACCAACTTGTCTTATTTGTTTTGGTTTAGAAGTATTTTTTTTAAGAAAAGACTTTGTTTGTTGTTCTTGCAATGACTCATACTTAGTTTTACCATGTAATCTAAAATGGTTGCAGTCTTCACATAACTTATATTTTCTATTAACTAAAAACTTTTCTAAGTTACATCCTAAACATTCCTCTCTCATTACTCCTTTATATTAAAGTCTTTCATTGCCTTCTTTACCAAGGCTTGTCTTATCTTCTCAGTTACAGAAAGTAAGGTTCCTGGTTCTTCAATTGGTGAGGCAGGAGAAATTTGAAGCATTTTAATTTTTGAAATATTAGTTTCTGTTTCTTCCACAACCTCTGCTTCTTCAATATCTTTATCAGTATATTTAGAAGTTATAATTGTACTTAACTGACCAATCCCTTTTGACTTGTCAATTATTTGTAGCATTTTAATTTTAGTTAAAATTGATAACTTAAAAAAGTTTATTTTAATATTTTTCTTCTTGCTATTCTGCAATTTTATGACTGTTGTCTTTGAATGAAGTTGTAAAAACTTTTCTTTCTGATAAAGTAGATTTAACAATTCAAACTTATCTCTAATCTCTGCTGATATTCTTTTACCAAGATCTTCAATATTTGAATAGTCTTTTTCTAAAAGTGACTCAATATCTTTATTATACCTCTCAATATGTAAGCCTATAAATTCTTCTCCTTTTATAATATGCTCATCTGCTAAAATCTGTGCTGCTCTTACAACTATAACTGAGTAAACAGTATCAAGTGCAAGATTACTTTCTTCAACTATTTTTTTTACTATTTTCTCTCTCAACCATCCTTTTCTAAATAACTCAACTGCTTGTTGAGTTAAATCATCATAAGACCCTTTTTTAGGAATTGTTTTTTTAATTCTTGTTTTCTTTACATCCATAAGACATCAGGGTTATCATTTACCAATAAAGTATTTACAAAGTTAACTAAATCATCCACCATGTCATCATGAACGGCATTAGGGAAAAGTCTAACTTGGTCAAGGAAGTTTTGAATATATGACCCTTCTACCAATTTAACTCTTCTACCTTCACAAATAGGAGAAATTGAGTTAGCCCTTGTCACTTTGTCATCCACAGGAGGAGGGAGTTCTATTATATTTAGTTTTGTGGTACTTCTTAACTGTTGAGCAATACTTTTACCACTTGCTTTTGGTTCAATATAGATTTTTGATAATTGAGTTGAATACTGAAATCTTCCACAATATTCTGGAATAAATTTCACTAAATCAGGGAAAGTCAAATATACTTCTATCACATCAAGAATATAAAGGTAGCCTTCCTTCTCAAATCCTACAAGTATTGCAGTAGGGTCATTATCTTCGTTATTATCAGTATAGGCAGTATCAAGGAAAAAGTGTATAGGAGATTGCTGAGGGTCTCTTGTTATAAATTCAGGTCTAACAATATCAAACCATGCTGCTTTTAAGATTCCCCCTTCTTCATCAGAAGGGGTTTGCTGATATTGTCCTGAGTACCCTCTTGTTCCTAAAACTTTCTTAAAAGAAGTTAAAGTTTTAAGTGAAAGTCTTTTTGGATCCAATAATCTATCTATATAGCCTTCTTTAAGTTTTTCAGGCAAAACTCTAACCATTGATTTTATTAAATTTCCTTGTGAGTCTTTTTGGTCAACTTCTTGAAGGATTGCAGGTAAACAAATATGGTAATAATCCTCAGGTGCAGTTTCAAGTAAATTCCCTGTTAAGTCTCCTTGATGTAATCTCTGCATTATCAAGATTCTTAACCCTATATCAATTGGAGTTAATCTATTATAAAGTGACTTGGTGTAGTAATCAATGGTTTCTTTTCTTTTAAGAATTGATTCTGCAGTTTTAGGGTTTTGTGGGTCATCTATAACTATCACCACCCCTTTGTGTCCAGTAATATTTGACCCTGTTGTCTTACTTAATCTAAAACCACCTTTTGAGTTCATAAAGAAACTCTTTGAATCTGTATCTCTTCTTATTTGAAATATATGACCAAATAATTCTTGATACTCAACTGAGTTTATAATATCTTTACAATATTGAGCATTTAACAATACTAAATCTTCATCAAAAGAAATACTAATCATTGGTAAAGTAGGATCTTTAATCCACATCCAAGCAAGCAAGCAAACAGAAGTTATAAGAGATTTTGAAGTTCTTGGAGGGATATTTACAATGATATCTTTTGTTTTTTCTTCTCTTCTTATAATTCTTTCAACCTCTGACTGATATAAATCACAAAGGTATTTTATGTGGAAAGTATCTTCATATTTTTCATTAGGAAATAAAATAGTGAATGACCATTTAAAGAACTCAAAGTAGCTATCTGTTAAAACATCTCTCCTTAATTGTAATTCCAGTTCTTTTGTTAAATCAGGAAGTCCAGTAAGAGCAATTTTTTCAAACAACCATTTTCTTTCTTCAATTGATAGTAAACTTAGATTATATTCTTCTTGCACCTCAACCTCCTCAATATAATCAACTACATTGAATGAATGAAAACCAAGCAATTTTTCTTTTCCTAACATTGCTTGTCTCTTGCCTTGTATATAACCTAAGTCAGAAAAGAACTTATAAACTTTCTCATAAATACTAATATGAGAAACTATAATCTCATCTAACTGTAAAAAATCTACTGCATTGTCTTTAAAAAAATTTAGACTTTTTGAATACAGTTTATTAAAGTTTTCTTGAGTTTTTATTTTATTAAATTCCTTTTTTACTTCTACTTCAATTTCTGATTTAGGTATTCCCTCCACTACACACTTTATAATAAAGTCAAAGACTTCATATTGGACAGTGATAGGTATTCCTGAGGTATCAATTAATTTTGGTCTTCTACCATTCTTTCTCCTACTCATCTTCTAAATTTAAAAAAACTAATTCCCTTTTTGCTCTTGTAAGTCCTACAAATTCTAAATTTCTTTCTTGAACTAATTCCCAAGGCTGTATTGCTCTTGAATGTGGTAGGGTAGACTTTCCATTATATTTTGTTATCATAAATACCCTATCTCTTTCTAATCCTTTTGAACGGTGTAAAGTCATTAAAGAAATCCCTTCTTCACTTTCTTTAAATATTTCTGATACTTTTTCAGGCAGTAAATAAGGGTCAGTCGTATTATCTAAAATTACTTCTAAAACTTGAACTTTCTCAGTTAAAGACTCAAATTTAGGATGATAAGAATAATTTTTAATTCCAAGTTTTTTTAGTTCTTCAATACATTTTTCAAGTTCTTTTTTAAAATTATTTTTAACCATATCAAAAGTATATCCTTTTGTCTTTTTTGCCAATTCAACTAATCCTTTTTCAATATCCTTTCCCCATATTTTAGCCTTTTTTCCATCTTTTAAAAGAATAAAATAAAGTGAAATAAGTGACTTAGTGGTTCTTCCTAAAACCATATCACCTGAAACTATTTCATAAATTTCCCCATTCCTTACTATCCCTTTTTCATTGCCTTCAAATGGTTTTATGGAATGGCATACTCTTTGTGCTTCAATTGCAATGTCTTTAGAGCATCTATATGTGACTGATAAGGGTAGGGTTATGGTGTTTTCTTTTTGTTGCAACTTTTGAAAACTATCAATAGAACTTCCTGCAAAAGAATAGATTGACTGGTAAGAATCTCCAAAAGCAAATAGTCTTCCATTTTTAGCAAGAATCATTTGTATAAACTTTGACTGGCACTCATTTAAATCTTGTGCCTCATCAAGAAAAACATAATCAAATTTATCTTTAATTAAACCAGGCATGGTTATAGGCAAATATAACATATCTGTAAAATCTACTTCTCTTAAATATTTTTCAGGAGTATTTAATAACTCAACTGCATAATTTAAACTTTCTTCTGTGTAGTCAATTCCATAGTAGTTACACATATCAATAAGTGGACTTTTAATAAAAGGGGTGAGTGTCATTCTTGCATAAGAACAGATGTCTTGAGTTCTATAACAGTCTTTATAATCTTCTTTTTCTTTTTCTTTTTTATCAGCAAAAAAAGTAAATAAACATTTTTTGAAATACTTATTCTCCTCCACCTTAACTTTATGAGATTTTATAATAGATCTAAATCCTAATGAATGTAATGTACTTGCAGTAACTCCTAATGGAACCTTCTCCTTTAACTCACTAACAATAGTATTTGAAAAAGATAAAAAAATTGTTCTTTTAAATTTTGGAAGTAATGTTAAGCATCTTAATGCAGTTGTAGTTTTACCACTACCTGCCGTTGCCTCTACACAAATATTAAAGTTAGTTTCCACTACTGCTTTTTCTACTGCTTGCTGTTCAATTGATGACTTCATCTTCGATTTTTTTTAGTATTAGTTTTGAATTTAATCTATAAAATGCTTTTCTGTCTGTTGATTCTTTAAAAGTTATTTCAAGCATTCCTTCTTCCTCAAAAAATTGAGTGCATACCCTCTGCTGGTGTTCAGACAAGGTGGTACTAAAAGTTATTGAGTCTCTTTGTGCATAAAACCAATTTCCACCCTTTCCTTCAATTTCAATTAGTTGATTAGTTGTTCTACAAAATCTTTGTCTTGAAATTAACTCAGAAATATAAACTCCCTTAACCAACTTAAAAGATCTAAGTAATTTTCTATTTAACATCAAAAAGTCTGAGGAAACTAATGATTCAAGGTATAAGTCAGAATTAAACTTCATTGTAGAAAGTTAATTTAATTTAATTTGATTAATTAACAAAAAGTTCTTTAAATAAAATTTAGTTAATTAAAATAGTCTGGTTCTCTTTTTATATGCAAAAGGCGGTTAAAAATCAATTTCCCTATCTCTAATTTTTAAAGCTTGCAACCCTTAAAACTTTTACCTTGTATATAATAAGATTAAAGTTATAAGATTAAAGTATATTTATAAAACTATACTAGTTTTAAAATATATACAACCACCTTAAAAAAATAGAACTACTTTTGCAGCTCTTTAAGTACTTCATCATACTTTTCTTTTGAAAGAATTATCCTTTGAGTAGTATTTCCATTTTGAATAATACCTTTTAAGTACTTTTCTTGATTGTATTGAAGAACTATAATTTGTTCAAGTATTTTGTAAACATCTCCTCCTCTAAGTAAATGTTCAATGCAATTTGCAAAAATAGCATTAGTTTGGTAAAGTTCAATTCCATTATCAAACTTTGATAAAAGAGAATTTATTTCTTTATTTTTTTGTGAACTCATTATTCTATTTATTAGATTGATTGATAAAATATCCTTACTTCTTTAATAAAAAGTGTTTTCTTTAATTGTTTTCAATTCTAGCCTACTAACCCCACTTTATAGTCATCCTTTGATATTTCAAGAGTATCTAAGTCATTGTTGCAAGAAGTAAAATAAACTAAACACCCTTTGTAAGACAAAATACTGTTAGCACGAACTGAGTCTAACTTAACTTTATCTCTAAATAAAGAAAATTTGTTTGAGTTTATAAGAATTGCATTGCATTGTATTCCAAACTTTACTTCCCAAGAATAGATTGCCCTTTCTATAACTGAAATTTGAAAAGTCAAACATTTTCTATTCACTTTGTGGACAATCTCAACTAAAATCTTGGATAAAGTTATATCTTTGTCTTGTATTTTATAAACTTCATCATTCAATAAAACTCTAGGAAAAAGTTCTAAAATACTATTTATCTCAACTATCTTTCTTGAAAGTAGAAATAAAGTTTCTTTCTCACCATTTATTTTTTCAACAACTTCAATTGTTTCTGTTTCTTTTTCAAAAAAGACTTCTATAAAGCCTCCTTCAATTAAATACTTTGTAATCATTTTATTTCTTTTAGTTTATTTTTTAATGATAAAAACATATATCCATTTACTTGTACCACCTCTGCAAATATTGAATACTTATAATAATTTTTTTTATTATAATACACCCAACCATCTGGAAAATTACTTAATGATTTATCAAGACTTTCAAGTGTGCAAGTTGGTAAATGAGTTGCCCATATAATGCAATTGTCAAGAATAAAGAAGCCTTCATCTTTCAATTTCATAATCTCCTTGCCTTCAATGATAATCTCCTTGCCTTCAATGAAATTACACACTACTTTTAAAGTGCTCATTTTTCAATTTATTTAATTAGGCAACGATAATGAGGACATTGAATAGGACCACTTGCTATTATTGTGTAAGCATTCAAGGTTTTTACACCATCAGTAATAGTAATGGTTAAATTTTCCTCTACTTTACTTTTAACAACTTGAATATTGGAAAAATTAAACTCATTATCAAATACCCTTCTTGCTAATTTATATACTGAATTTAAGTAATGTGAGTTTGCTTCTTCTAATTTTATTTCAAGAAATTTCTCAAAACCCATATTTTTAACTTTATGAGATTCATTCATCATAGAATTATACTTTGGATGTGCTATGCCTTTATACTTACCTTCTGATAATATAAATTCCCATTTTTCCTCAGACCAAGATAGTCTATTTACAATATCATTAAAGTTTTTTCTGACCATTCTTCTACTCTTTCAAGATATTCAGTTAAAGAAACTTTTGTTTGTTCAGTTAAAGAAACTACTAAATCTTCAATTTCTTTTTCAAAACCAAACTTATTGGTGATAGCAGGGTGGTTGTAGTCTGATTCTATTATTTCTTTAGCAAGGTTTTTAATAAAATAATTACTTGCTCCTGAATGATATTTAGATTCATTAACTGAAACTGAAATTTTGCCTTGTGCATTGATAACTATCAAACCAGTTCTTTTTTCAGTTCTTTTTCCTATTTTATAAGAACTTTTGAAATATACTTCTTTCATAATATGTAGTTTTTATTTGTTTGAGTTTATAGTATAAATATAATGAAAGTTTATTTAAATAAAAATATTTTAAATAAAAAATTTAATAAAGCCTAACAGAAATAGGGTAAATCTCAATTTTATTGAAATTTACCTTTTTTTCTTACCTTAAAAGGTTTTATTTATCCTTTATATCCATATTTCTTTCTAAAATGAATTGCTTCATCTGACCCTTTTGCAAAGGTTGGTAAAACTTCCTTTTTAAAGTTTTGAGAAGATCTTTTCTGTCTGTCTTGTTTTATTTCAAGTTTAGTCATTTTATTTCCTAATATTCCAGTAACAGTTCTTCCTAATAATTTTAGTTTAATTTCTTCATTATTTGGACATAAATGTTCTTTTTCTTCTTCAATTTGTAAATCCCCTTTTATGGTACAAAATTCACAATTTGGGTTATTTTTTCTGTTAACACACCAATAGTTATACATGCTCAAAATTTAATAGTTTTAAAAAAATTTCAAGGTATTCATTTGATAACCTTTCTGCTTCTAAAACTTTAAAAAATAAGTCAACTATTTCTTCTTTTTCTAATTTTAGAAGTTGTTTCTTTATTCTTAAAAGTTTGTTTTCTTCATCTTCACTGTTCTCAGGAATTACATTGGTTTGAATTACAAACCAATCAATCTCATTTAAAGCAATAGCAGAATCTTTCTTTATAAAATCTTTCTCTTCTTTATTCATTTTTTTACATTTTTGAAGCATAATAAGCAATAAGTAAAGAATCAACTATTCCATCATGTGGAATAGAAGATCTTGGTTTAGTTGGACAAGTTAATTTAAGTCCTGGAAATAAATTTTTTACTGAAAGTAAAGAAGTTGACTTGGTATCACAAACTTTAGTTTTCCCACTTGAAGATGTAACCATAACCTTCTTAACTCCCTTCCAAACCAAAGCCTGCCATTCCTTAGGCTGTATTAAAGAATGTCTTAGGTTCAAGGAGGGTAAAATTCCTTCCCATATTCCCTTCCCTTCTCCCATTGTAAAGGCCCCTGTCCTGCCAGAAACTTGAACTGCATGAATATCCTCCAAGACTACATGGTGTATTGAATATTTAGAATCTTTTGTAAATCTTGTCAACAATTCAACCATTCCAAATCTATCAAATTCAGTTTTTATAACCGGGCAAGATTGAGTATGAATAACTTCTAAATTTTCAGTTATTACAGAAATTCCTCCCATTTTTCCTGGGTCGATTCCAATAAAAAGTTTAATTGACATAGACAGTTGAAATTTTGTTTTGTTTTGTAATCATTATAGTAGATGAAGATAATGAGTTTATCTCATTTTGAGAAACTATCATTATTGTCTTTTCTAAAGTTTGTAGAGAATTAACTATATTTTCAAGTCCCATTGTATCAAGGGAATCTAAAATTTCATCACATATCAGTAAATCCAATCCTCCTCCTTCTGTGTTTAGGTTTATAAGTTCTTGTAAGGCAAGGATACAACAAATTTCTATCCTACCTCTTTCTCCTGCAGAAAACTTACCATAACTTCCTTCTTCAAAACCATCTTTGAAAACCTTAGTTATAATTTGTTCCTTCACTCTTTTATCAGAAAGCACTTTATATCCTTCAATATTTATGGTTATATTTGACTGCATTCTTTCTAAGAAAAAATTTGTATAGTCTGCAATAGTCTGAATAGATTGGTTGGCTAAGTTTGATTTAAAACTTTTAAAATACTGTTCCCAATTTTCAATTTCTTTTGTTTCTTGAACCAATACATCTTTTTCCTTTTGAATAGTGTCTAAAGAGTTTCTTAAAGATGATAGTTTTATTTCTAACTGTTCAATAGTTTTCCTATCCTTTATTTTTGCATTTGGAATTAAGGTTTCATTATAAGAAAGTATTTCAATAGAGAGTCTTTCTATTTGCTTGTTCACAATTTGCTTTTCTTTCTCAATTCCTGAGTTGGATTGCAGGAGTAAAGAAATTTCAGATTTTATTTCTGAGATTTCTAACTTATAGTTTTGAATAGTTTTTAGTTGAATAGAAATCTGGTCATTGAATTTTAAAATTTCCTTATTTATATTCTCTTTATCAAAAGACACTTTTTTCCTAATACTTTCTTTATCTATCTCAATTTGCCCATAAAGTCCTGTTATATCAGATAAAAGTTCTTTATTTTCCTGTATATTGTTTTTTAAAGAAAGAACTTCTATTTTTCCTTTTTCTACATCAAATTCCTTTTCAGAGGTTATAAATTCATGAGAACATTTTGGACAAACTATTATTCCTAAGAGTTTGTTTTCTATGGTTTTCTTCAATGAGTTTAGTTTAGTCAATTCAGACTCAAACTCAGTTTTAAGTAACTCAGTTTCTTTTTCTGTTTTAAGAATTTCATCAACCTCAGACTTATATTTACTTGCAACTTTTTTAGAATCTTCACTATATTTTTCAATAAGTGTCTGTAATTCATTTATCTTTATTGAATAAGGATTAATTAAATTTTCTAATTCAATTAGTTTAGAATTCTTCAAATCAACTAATTTATTGTTAGTCTCTTGTTTTGAGTTTAAAGACAGAATTGAGGCCCTAACTTCATTTTTTTGACTAATTAGATCTTGCAATTCATTTTCTAAATTTTTCACCAATTGGTCAATATAAGTATCTTTAACCTTCTCCTCCTCCTCTACTATTCTGTTTTTATAGAATTCTATTTCAGATTCAGTTGTAAAAGTAGAATTAGATTTGGTTTGAAGATTAGTAGTTTTTTCAGATAAATCCTTATCTATAAAACCAAAAACTTCATCAATACTATTTGCACCTGAAAATCTATTTATAGTTTCTTTTTTTTCTCTATCTCCAACAAGAAGGAAAGGCTTATATTGCTCCTTGGTTATTAAAAAATAATTGAAGAAGTCATCCTTAGTTATTCCAATCAATTCTAAAATAAAACGGTTGTACTCAGTTATATCTGATTTTATAACTTCTTCATCATTTATAAGTATTGAACATTTTGAGGATTTAGAAGCTTTACTGTATAAAGTTCTTTTTATACTAAGTTCTTTACCAAGAACTTTATTGTCAAGTATGTAGGTTAATTCACAACTTTCTTCTCCATTTCTAATCAACTCCCTTGTTAAAACTGGCCTAATACTCCCTCCTGTTATGCAGACAGAAATTGCTTCATTTAAAGATGATTTTCCTGCACCATTTCCTTTTTGACCAGAATCATCCAGATTTTCACCAATTACAACTTTTGCTTTTCCAACTGAAAATTCAAATTCTGTGTCTTTATGACTAAGAAAATTCTTAATTATTAGTTTTTTTGATATCCACATTATTGTTTAATTTTTAAAGCTTTTTCTAAATAATTCAACCCTTTATCAATATTTTCTAATTTGTTTTTCTTACAAAACTCTTTAAAATGTTCAATTAAAGTTGAGTGTGTAAAAGGCTCAATATTTGAAGAAACTTCCTCAATTGATATTTTTGTAGGTTTTACTTGTATTGATATTCCCCCTTCAACTAATTCTTTTTTACTGAAAGATTTAAGTTTTTCTTCACTTCCCATTAAAGTAACTCTTAAATTATCAATACTATTTTCTTTTTCTAAAACTATTTCTCTAATTTCAATTGGAGTGAGTTTATCAATATCAACTTCCAAATTTATATACTTAGGAAAATTTAGAGGAATTAGTTTTAAATTACCATTTTCCTCAATTGCAGTCAACCCTTTATCTTCCCAACTTTCACCATAATTGTGTTGATATGCTGAGCCTATATAAACTATATTTTCTCCTACTTCTTGATAGTCATGGTAATGTCCAACTAATACTTTTTTAAATTTGGAAAATAAAGAAGGAGAAATTGACTTAACACTTACTCCATTATTCATCACTGCTCCTGAGAAACCAATGTGAGTTAGGACAAGACAATCTTTTAAAGACACTTTTTCATGACTCAAATCTGAAAAGTATTTTAGATATTCTTCATCTGAAAAGAAAGGAAAGAGTAAAATAGGAATTTCATTAAGATAAATGAAAGTTGGAGTTTTATGCAATTTAAAATTAGGATGATTCTTAAATGGATCCAGGAAGGAGGCAGTAGATTGGTAATCAGTTTTATCATGGTTTCCTGGAATTGCAACAAGAATAATTCCATCTTCTGTAAACTCATCCAGTATTTTAAGAAAAGTGTTTAATACACTTAGAGACTGAGATTTTCTGCTGTGAAAAATATCTCCTCCATGAAATAAATAAGTCAAATTATTTTCAAGACAATACCTCCTTGCTTGTCTAAAAATATCAATGTTTAAATCAATGTTACTTTCACTAAGGTGAGTGTCTGTAATAATAGCAATTAATGGTTTTTTCATTTAAAAAAGGTCCTCATTTTCGTTTATAATTGGTGGATTTAAAGTTTCTACAATTGCTTCTTTGGTTTCATAATCATACTTTAAATACTTTTGTTTTCTACTATTTTCTGAAACTGTCAAGATTTGGATATTATCAATATTATATCTTTTTTCAGAATCTATTCTATCAATTGAGTAAGAATTTCTTGTTCTCCCTTTTCCTTTGATATAATCTGTTTTTACACAAAAAACTTTAAATTGCTCAAGGGTTAAGTCAAACTCTTTGTTTCTCCTTTTAGAATTATTTTTGAGGTTATTGTAAGTGTATTTTAAAGGATTCTTTTCTCTCCATATTTTACCTTTACAAGTATTACAATGCTGATTCTTTTTTTCAACTTTATTTCTGCAATATAAGGTCTTACAACTGTTCATTTTTAGTTTAAATAAATTAGGCAGTTTTTAAACTGCCTAATTATTCTAAATGGTTATATTTTATTTTTCAGTGCTTCTAACTTTTGTCTTGCAGTCATTGGAGGAGTTTTTTCTTCCTCAAATAATAAAGTAGGGTCAGAAACCTCTTCAGACTCATGTATATCTTTCCCCTCACTTGCTCTCAACCAATGTCTAAGTTCTTGTCTTAATTTTTCATCAGACATTTTACTTACTGGAAGAACCATTATTCCTGTAGAATTGTCTTTACAAAAATCTTTTAATTCCTCTCTTGTCATGGTTGTGAAAAAGTCTTCTTCTACTTCAAAAGGCAAGTCAGATTTAACATCTACTTTTTTAGCAGGCTCAGATGGTTTAATTATTGGAGTCAAGTTGGTTTCTTCTTGTTCTTGTGAACTTTCCTCTTTTGGATAAAAGGAAGAAATTTTTTCTGCAATTCTAATAAATTCGTCACTATCAACTATTTTCATATCATATTTTCTATCTATGATAGTCAAGCCTGCTAATTGTAAGTCAAAGTCCCTTCTTGTAAATACATTTCTGTAAATTTTAGATAAAGGGTCCTTTTTAAAGAAAGTCTCAATTTGCTCGTCTGATAAAGGGTAAGTTTTTAAAACCTTAACCATCCTTCCTCCTATGTCTTCCATCTCAGTAGAAGAATCAATTTCAGTAGTATAGTAATCCTCAGGCTTATCAGCATCTTTATTGTAGATAATAATCAATCCCCTTCCTTCTACAATATCAGTAAAAGGGTCAGTTCCAAGAGGTTCATTTGAACTTTCATTACTTGAAATCTTATTTATCCTATTCTTTACTGCTTTCTTAAGTTCAAGTAAACCAAACTTAGAAGAACCATCATTAGAAATTTTATTTGCATAGCATTCCCAAGTTTGTGAATATGTCACTCCATTAATCCTTTTATTAGGATCTTTTGAATAGAAACCATAAATAGGTAGCATGAATTGTTTTCTTGAAGAATCGTCCATTTCTCTTCCTCTCTCTTGTGCAATTCTAATAAACTCATCTACTAAATCCTCACTTACTGGATATCCAGAATTATCTTTTTTACCATGTATTTTTGAATTAAATACTGGTTTCATGCCAGTTTTATACAATGGTTTGCCTTCTGGATCTTTCTTAATCTCACCGTCAACTGTTCTATCATAAACCATGCCTGGTAAGTAAGTTATCACTTTTGGTTCTGCAAAAGGATTTACTCTTCCTTTTTCATCAAATGAGTCATGAGGAGGGTAAATTCTAAAAACATTTTTTCCATGTTCAACTGATAATCTATCTGGGTTATCATGGCTCCTCCCCATCTGTTGGTCAAGTTCCTTGTCTTGTTCTTCAATTGCAGAAACTGGAACTGGTTTCAATCTTTGTCTTAAATCACTAATACTCATAATTCTTTTTTTATTTGTTTAAAATTATTTTAAAATTTCATAAATTCTCCAAGGAAGAATGTTAGGATATATTTTACCATTCCTATCTTCAACCACATAATAGTCAACCAACTTTGAGTCTCCTTTAACCATTAAAATCCCTCTCACCTTATCTTTAACAATACCGATTTCTTCCTCCTCTTTTGATTTAGAAAATCTTACTTTTTCTCCTACCATTTGTGTTTATATTATTGCTTTTTTAGAAAATTTTATTAAAATACCATTAACTGTCCCTTCCACCAATTCCTTTTCCATTTCAGATGGATGGAACTTTTCTGAAAATCTATCCAACTTACCATCTTTTGATTTAGCTGACCAATATAATCCTTCTACCATATCAAACTGTTTTTGCATTTTTATATGATAAGAAACTTTTGCTTTCCATCTTGGATCCCTCCTTATTGCAGCAATAACTTTATCACCAGTTGACTTTTCAGTTGCTTCAATTTTTCTTTTATATTCTTCTGCTAATTCTGCTTCAAATATATCAAGTTCCATTTTTGAGGTTGAAACAACTGAGGCAATTTCAGATCTTAAATTTGAGATTCGATTAAACATTAGAGGGAAAGTCAAAACCTCCCCCATAATATTTCCATAATCAATTCTTAAAATATCATCTACATCAATTTCAGGGTCAAATTCTTGTAATCTGAGTATTACCATCTTATTTTTCAAATAAGGTACTTCTATTATTACATCGTCATAACCTAAGTTCATAGTTAATGCTATTTAGAAACTTTTTTCATTGCCTCATAAGGAGAATAAATATCATCATAACTAACAAGGTAGTTTTTTGAAATTAAACTCTTTCTCATTTTTGCAACTGAGATTACTCCTGCATCCAAAAATTCTTGAATTATTTTCTTTCTTTCCTCAGTTGAAAGGGTTTTGAATTTAATTAGTTTTGAGTCTTCAACAACTTCTTCTTCCAATTTTTTAGTTGGTTCAGATTCAGACTTTTCAACTTCTTTCTGAGTTGACTTAGGCTTTTCAATTTCCTTGAAGGCTTGTTTTATTTCACTTTCAGGAGCCTCATAAACTGTTTTCCCTGCAATTATTTTAACTCCATCAACTGTGGTTGTTTCCTTCTTTTTAGAAGTTTTTCCTTTCCCTGCAATTGCAACCAAAGGCTCAGTTTCTTTTTCAACACCAACTCTATCTTTAACTTTTTGTTCAATAGTTTTTTGGTTTTCTTTCCAAACTTTTTCTAAAACTTCTTGTTTTGTTTGACTTGAATATTTTTCTAAAAATACTTCAAGGTCTAAACTTTGTGTGTCCACAACTACTTGTGGGTCATTTCGATAAAAAAAAGATTTTTGTGCCATAATTTTTTCAATGTTTAATTCTGTTTTTAAATAATTTGTTTTTTTAAGTGGTAGACAATTACCAGTTATTTTTTTCCAGTTATATTCTTTTATAAGTTCAGAAAATTCTTCTGGTACTTTTACATAAGGTTTTTCTTCAAGACAAGTTAGTCTTAACAAGAAATATTTATCATAAGCCTGATTATAAAGTTTTGAATAAAGACTTAATCTTCCTTTAAACTTTGAGAGTTCTTCTCTTGGAATTGTCCTTCTATCTACTTTAAGTAAAGTTAATACCATTTTCTGAATCTCAGAACACAACTCATAACTTTTTTTAAGAGTTGTACATTGACTAATTTCCTGACTTATTGGTATTTCCCTCATCTTTAAATTTATTTAAAATTTTAAGAGCATGTTTCTTTACTGCCTCCCAAGGTTCTTGGTATTGGATTGGGTCTATTCTAGAAATGTTCATAAATGCTTCAATTCTTTCAATATCAGAACCAGATTTTCCAGATGAACGACCAAGAGAATCAGGATTATAGGAAGTTAAAGTATTTCCTAAGATAAAATCAAATGAAAGGCCTAAATACTCACATGAGTCCATAGCACTCCTTAAAATCATTGTTTTGTCAAAATCAATAAATGGAGTGTAGTATGAAACTTTATCTCCTCCCCAATTTCCTAGTTTAAATGCTTTTTCAAGTGAATCTCTAAATTCTGGTCTACAATCAGGATAAATAGCATGGTCTCCTGAATGAATACCTAGTGAGATTACTACTTCCTCATTATTACATGAGTTTGATAAAGAAAGTGCATATCCATATATTATGGAAGAAAAAATAGCATTCCTGTTAGGGACAACTGTGCTTTTCATGTTATCTTCACTATAATGCCCTTCTGGAACTTTACATGAAGAAGAAGTCAAAGATGAACCAAAGTCAGACATGAAACTTAAATCTACTTTATGATAAGAGACAGGAAGTTCATTTTTTTTCAAATGGTTTATATTTCTAAGAGCCCTTTCCAATTCAACTTTATGCTTTTGACCATAGTCAAAAAGAATACAAGTTACTTCAAAATTCTCTCTAAGTAATCTTAGTAAAAGGCAGGTTGAATCCATTCCTCCTGATAGTGCAAGAATTGCTTTTTTCATATTTATGATTTATAGGTTATAGTAAGTTGTATTCCATAAAAAATCCAACTCAAGATTAAAAGTAGAAATGGCTTTATGAGAACTAAATTTATCATTGAAAAGAACAAGAAGTTCCTTGCATGATTTTAAATGCTCAGTATTTTTTGAAGATAAAATGCTTTTTTTAATTTTCTCAAAAGACTGGAAGATGTCTTCCCTAAATAACCCTGAAATATTTAACCCCATTCTTATGCATTGAATAGAAGATTCTTTGTGAATTAAATAGAACAATTTTTCTTTCTTCCAAAGTTCTTCTAAAGATATGTTTGGAAAATGAGTTTGACTTAGACATAAAGAATTGAAGATTTTGATGCTGTCTTCATCTGTAAAATGCTGCCTCATTTCCATGATGATTTGCATTTCTACAACTGACTTAATTTCAAGTGATTCCATGGTTTGTGTTTTTGTTTGAGTTGATAGCATAAATATAATGAAAGTTTATTTAAATAAAAGCATTTTAAATAAAATAATTGTTTATTGAATAAAAGTTCTTTCAAATAAAAATTTACCAAGACTTAAATATTCAGGTAAATGGTGAGGGATGTCTTTAAAAGGTAAAGAAGATCTGATAGGATTAATATCCAAGCCTCCCCTTCTTACATACATTAATACCACACAACATTCCTCAACTCCTTCTGTCTCTTTTATTGCAGTATATAACTTTTCACTGCAAAATTCATGAAACTCATTTGTTTCTCTTAATGCTAATACTTGCTTCAATAAAGATAATGGATCTATGGTAACATCAATAGAAGTTTTTATAAAGAAGAAACCATATCCTGTGTCTTTTTGTTTAGTGTGTCTACATCTTGATCTTAGAATGTTAGTTTTATAAAAAGTCCAATTTTTTGTTCTTTCTTCTACTTCTTTAATCTCAAGAGTTTTAATGTGATTATTTATTTCAACAAGTTCACTATAATTAAACTTATCATCTTTAGAAACAAGAGACTCTAAGTTGATTAAAGAATTAAGATCAAGTTTAGGCAAAATAAAATTAGAGTCAGAATGGAAACTTAAAATTAGAGAAGAAGGGAGAATTTCAAGACATTCACTTAAGTGACTCCCCACAAGGTGCAGATAATTTTCTACTGCTTCAACTTCCTCTTCTCCTAATTTACACATATCAAAAGTATTCAAGTAAAGTTTCATAGATTTTGACTCAACCATAAAAAAACTACTTGAAGGATAGACAAATTTTAGAATTCCTGAAATTGGTAAACCATTATTCAATAAAAAAGTACATTCATAACCATGCCAAACATCAACTCCAAAAGGAGAATTGGAAACTTTTATTTCCTGCCTTGCCAAATATCTTGGCATTTTTACAAGTAAGGAAGGGTCATACTTCTCACTGTATATTGCATAACTATTCTCACTACCAAGTGACTTAGATGCAAAGTCATTTATTGATTTATTTTCCATATCTTTTTAATTACTGTTAATAATCTAATTTCTTTACTTCCTGAAACTATTTCAAGAACTATGTTGCTTTCTCCTAAAATTTCTTTAAAAATCAATGCAATTTCTTCTCTAAAAAGTAAATTAGGACTTCTGACTCCATCATTATCAAAAGGGATTTCTGTATGGTTTAAAAGAAAGATTACATCAAAAGAATTTTTATTTCCTTCCCACCTGGACTTAATTTCTTCATAAGCCTCAGTTGAAACTTTCTTTTGCCTAAACAGATAAGTTGTATAAACAAAAGTATCAAGTAAACTTCTATCAAAAATATAGGTTCCATCAAGTAAAAAGGCAGTTTGAATATTTCTTAAATCTTGTTTAAGACAAGCAATTTGAGTACCATCATAATTAGAACTTTCCTCATTATTGATTGGATACCCTTTTTTCTTCAAACTCCTTGTTACTGAGTCAACAAATAAAACTTTAAAATCTTCATCTTTTCTATTTACAGAATATGAAGTTTCAAGTTCTTTTAATAAAGTAGTTTTTCCACTACAATGAGTTCCTGAGATTGATATTAGTTTTCCCATTTACTATTTTTTTAAAAGTCAATATGTTTTTTATTACTTTACTTAGAGAATCCTCATTTACTTTTTCTCTAATCAATTCAAAAAGTTTTTTAGAAGGCTTTTCTTGTAATCCTTGCAAACCATTATATTCTATTCCATATAAACCACAAACTACTGGATTAGAAGAATCCATACTTTCAATAATTTCATTATTTCTATAATGATTAAATTCTTGAGGTAGTGAGCATCCTAATAAATGTATTGGAATGGAGGAGTCAAATCTTACATCTTCTATTATTTTATCAATGAACATCTTTCTACCTTCACACCAAGAAACTAACTTGTTTTCATTGGGATATAAATCAACATAATAAGAGTAGTCAAAAGAAATTGCTATCTTATCAACTCCAAGATCAACCAGATTAACATAGCAATATAAAAGTTGTTCATAAGTCTTCCCTTGTAAAACTCCTATTTTCTTGCCTGGCAAATCAGGATATTCTCTTATAAAACTATGATAATTCAAGACAGTTGAATAACAATTTTCTAAAACATCTGGAACAATATACCAGTCAGGTCTTAATTTTTCAACCCATTTAGAAAAACTTTTGGAATCAAATGCTACTCCTAATTCAAAAATTGAATTATCTAAAATTATTTCCCTTCCTTCTTTTTTTGAAGACAGAAAATTTTCTAAATAATTTGAATCTTCTTCTAAAAGGTGAACTAAACAATAGTCATAGTCTGTAAGTTTCTGAACTTCTTTAAAAATAGAAGTTGGTGATTCATGAGCTATTTTCATAATAAGCCTCTTTGTTTTAATTTTTCAAGGTTAGCTTCAATAACTTTGCTCATTGCAATGTCATTTCTTTCTGCTATTGCAGTGATACACCAAAGTAAATCTCCCAACTCACTTGTAAGATCTTTACAAGTATCTATTCCTTCTACTTTCCTTCTTATTTCTTTTGCAACCTCGCCTGCTTCCTCAGTAAGTTTGGCTAATAAATATAAATCTTCTTGGCCTTTTACATATTTCTTTACTAAGGTCACTTTATTTTGGTATTCGTCAACGGTAGTTTCCATTTTTAATTTATCTTTCTTCTAAATCAATTCCTTCCAAAGTGGAAATAAATTCTTGCAGTTCTTCTATTCTTTCATTAAGAATACTTGATTCTTGTAATTGCTCAGGCATATTAGATAAAGAATCTTGCATAGTTTCAACTTGTTCTTCTAATTCAGAAATCAAGTTCTCAATAAGTTCTAAATCAAGACATTCTTCTAAATCATTGACTTCTTCTTGGTACTTTTGAATATCAAGATCCCAAGTAGATTTATTAGGATGTCTTACATCTCTTGGTTTAGGTTTTGTTGAAGAAACTTGTCTTGGAAAATTTCTAAATTTCCACCACCAATATTCTTTCCCTTTTTCAACTAAAACTTTTTCTTCTCCTTTTGAATTGATAAAAAAAATAGTTTTATTGCAACTTTTAACATGAGTTACTTTTGGCATTCTTATTTGTTAAGAAGTGAGAAAAATTCAGATCTACATTCAGGCTCATTTTTAAAAGAACCTCCCAACTTTGAAGTGACTGTGTCTGAACCAGTATCCTCAACTCCTCTTGACTTAACACAAAAGTGCTGAGCCTTTATTCTAACTGCTACGTCTTCTGTTTCCAAAATGAAACATAAGGTATGAAAAATTTGACTTGTAAGTCTTTCTTGAACTTGAGGCCTTTTTGAAAAATATTCAACTATCCTATTCATTTTTGATAATCCTAAAACTTTGTTTTTTGGGATATATGCTACATCACAAGTGCCATCTATTATAACAAAATGGTGTTCGCAGTTGCTTTGGACATTTATGTTTCTTTCTATGACCATCTCATCTACATTCATCTTGTTGTCAATTGCAGTACATTTAGGAAAGTTTGAAGGATTTAATCCCCAAAATATTTCATCTACATACATTTTTGAAACTCTTTTAGGACTGTCTTCTAAAGAATCATCTGATAAATCAAGTCCTAAAACTTGCATTATCTTTCTAAAACTGTCTTCTATTATTTCTTTTTTTTCTTCATCCAAGATTTCAAAATTGGACATGGGAGTTTGGACTCCTTTTTCTTTTAAGTATTTTTCAACTTTTTTCCCTAATTCAGGATTAGTTTTTGTTTTCTGTAGTGACATTTTTATTAGATTCTATTTCGTTAAGTAATGATAATTTAGCATAATTTATTAGATCTTTATAAGAATCTAAAAGTGACTCATTGTTTGGAATTTTATTTGCTGATTTTAAGTTCCAAATTCTTACTATTTTTAAAAGTACCATTAACATTGCATACCCTTCTGGTTTGGTGACATCAACTCCAATTAACTCAATCAGTTTTGAAACTATTTTGAAGTTTGAAAGAACATCTATATCCTTTGCATAATCCTCAGATTTAGTTTTTATCAACTCAATTGTATCTTTATCCAATTGATTAAGTCTACTTATTTGTTCTTCTTTTTTCATTCACTGTTTTTTATAAATTCCTGAATTATTTTCATTTTCAAAACATTCTACTTTGACAACTTCAACTCTTCCTCCCTCAATTAAACTAAGTCTTTCATTGAACTTATCAAAAACAAGTTTAGCTACTGATTCTGCACCCATCTGGTCAAGTATAACTAACTTTAAAATCTTTTCAGAATCTGCCCATTGAAACCATTCAAGGTAAGGGTCATCTTTTTCAATTAAAGTGGTGTGGTCAAACATTTCATCTAACCATTCTTTAAGACCATTTCTTTTAAAAGAACCAAAATCCTGAACCCAATTCATTTCGTCTAACTTTCCATTTATAGGAGAAAAAGTTATTTGAAAATAAAAAGAATATCCATGCACCAATTGGCAATGAGAATGACTTGCTCTCCATTGTCTGATAGCACATGAGTACCCTTTAAAAAATTTAGTTGATTCATACATACGTTACAATGTAAAGTTTTTAAGTGATCTTTTTGTAGGTTCTTTAACTTTTCTATTTTCTTTTAAATAAGAAATTATTGAAGGGACAAGTTGTTTTAAACCCTCTTCTTCCACTCTTGCTCCTTTATCTCCAATGGTTGCATACCATTTCCCTTCTTTATTTACTGAAATAATAAGGGTTGCATTAGCAGTATCTAATACCAATTCTTTTAATTCTACTTCTAAGTTTTTCATTATACACCAGTTTTTTTGTCCCATATTGTTATATGCAACCTATCAGAAAAAAGTACTGAATTTTCAGTACATAAATTTACAACGAATTCTCTTGATTTACTTAACTCTTCTTGATTTATTCCAAGAGGCATAAGTATTATTTGATCCATGGTTACAAGTCCGGTTTCAACAAAATCAGAAAGTATTTCATTCCAGTCTTCTTGACAATAAACAACAAACTTAAACCATGAGTTTGGAAGTAAAGCAGTTGCTAAGATTATATCAGGTTTCATTCTTGCTTTAACTTTCATGTTTGAATTAGCTAATTTTGGAGAATTATTCCATTGGTCAACCAAAGAAATCAAGTGTCTTGAAGGCATTAAAACACACTCATTTTCTACTTCTATAAAAGGTTTAAAACCATATTTAGAAATAAATTGCATCAAAAATTCTACTATACTTTTTTGTTGTTTTAAAGGACTACCTCCTGTTAAAATTAAGTGTTGACCAGTTTTCAACTTACCAATTGTTCCACTTATTTCAAGCATAGTAAATAAATCTTCAAAAGTGTAGTAAAGTCCTTTTCTCCATACTTCTGTGGTATCACACCAACTACAATTTAAAGTACATCCTGTAAATCTTATGAAGATACAAGGGAATCCAATTGTCCTTCCTTCCCCTTGTATTGTATCAATGAAGAGTTCAGAAATCATAAGTTTTCCTTCTTTATATCCTTCAGGGATTGGATGTGTAGCACTTTCACTACTTATTAATGTTTTAGGCATAATATATTAATTATTTAAATTTTCTCTTATTTCAGTTAGTAATTTAGTGGAAAAGATTTCAAGTATTTTTTTCTTTTCCAAGAATTTAACATGGTGTATTTTTTTAGACTTCTCTTCTGTTTTTTTGATAAAAGTTACATCATTTGTGGAAAGCAATTTATTTCTACTGAACTTAATTTCATTCACCCAACCATAACTATTTGAAAACCATTGTCCTATTGACTGTTCATTTTTTAAGAACAGAGATCCATCTGTAATTGAAAGTAAATCTTGTAACTCAAGAAGTCTTTTTTCTTCTTTCAGAACTAAAACTTTTTCTTTTAACTCATAAATATCAACTTTCTTACTTTTAATTTCTGCAATTTCCTTTCTTGCAGAAGAAGTAATTTTAAGTATTTCAAGCAAGTTTTTTGTAAAAATCTGAGTAAGATTAACTTGATTCTGAACTTCTTCAACTGTCCCTTTTACTCCTCCTATAAGTATTTCTTCAGGTTTACTATAACTTCCTATTGTAATTATGGGATTATACTTATTTGTTTTCAAAGAAAAATCAAAGTAACGTTCAGATACAGATGATTCGATAAAGAGAGTAGCATGTTCTTTTAGAAATTTTTCAAGTATTTTTTTATGTGTATTTTTTAGAATTTCTGAAATTTCATCATCTAACTGACTGTTTTTTTCTTTCATTTTTTCAATAGAACCAGAAAAATTCATTAAATATTCTTCCATGGAAAGTTCAACTAATTCGTCAAAACTACCATCTTCTACTTCTGAAAATTCTATAAACTCACCATTCCTTTTTGCAACCACCTTATTTCCTTTTCTTAAACTATTTGGATCTTTGGAAGAATCAAGTGTCCATTCCCTTTTTGAATATAGATGACCATGTTCATTCATACAATCTCCACAATCTAAAAGTATTAAATTACTGCCATCTTCTTTTGGCCTAGTTCCCCTTCCTCCCATTTGAGAAAATAAAATAATTGATTTAGTAGGTCTTGCAATTTGAACAACACTGGTTTCTGGTAAATCTACACCTTCGGTTAAAGTTTCAATACAGACAATTATATCAAGTTCTTTGTTTCTATATGCTAACAAAATAGAGTCCCTTTCCTCATTAGTTACAGATGAATCTATATAACCAATAGAAGTATAACCATTGTTTATATAAGTTTCCATTACTGACTTAGCATGTTTAATGTCTACACAGAAAACTATCATTTGCTTACCATCTGCTTTTTCTTTATACATATCAACCAAGTATTGGAGATACTTTGGTTTTCTCATATATTCAGAAAGTGAAGATGTTTGGTAGTCATTTTCATATCTTACAACTTCTGTTTCTATGTCTGTTAATTTCATAGAAAAAGTAGTAACTCCTGCTAAATATCCTTGTGCAACTAATTCTTCTGCAGGGAGGGAAGTAATCAAATCTTGGAAATAAGGAGTAAATTCTTTCTTATCAGAACGGTATGGAGTTGCAGTTACTCCAAAGATTTTAATGCCTTCATTTTCACTTTTTAAAGCATCAAGTAATTTATCATAAGAAGGAGATCTTAAATGATGTGCTTCATCAATTACAATTAAATCCCATTTATGTTCCAATAAGGAACTTAATCTCTTTTCTCTTGTAGCAGTTTGAATGGAAGCAATAACTATATTGTCTTCTAATTCTTCTTCCATTTCAGACATCATTACTCCAACTTTTAATCCTGACTCTTGAAGTCTTCTCCTCATTTGTAGAAGCAGTTCTCTTCTATGAGCAAGGAAGAGGATTTTTTTGTTTTTATAAGTTTGAATAACTTCAGAAATAATAACTGATTTCCCTCCCCCAGTCATCAATTGATATAATACTCCATCATTTTTTTCAAGACTTTCAAGTACTAGTTGAAGGTCATTTTTTTGATACTTTCTAAGTATGGTATTGTTTTTTTTCATGGGTTCAGTTTTTGTTTGAGTTTTTATTTGTGTTTGAGTTGTTAGTATAAATATAATTAAAGTTTATTTAAATAAAAGTATTTTAAATAAAAAATTATAAAAAAATACAAAATTTATTCAATATTTCAACCTTACTCAAAGTATATGGAATAATATTGGAACCATCTTGAAAAATAACTAACTTAAATCCTGGATTATCAGTTTTTGGTATTATAAGAATAGTTTTTTCTGGTTTTTCAGAATGTCTATAACAGTGCACACCACTTCCTTTATGTCCTTCATCAATCCAATCTTTAGTATTACCTAATGGGGTATTCAATTTTGAACTAAGTTGATTCACTCTTGACCCTTTATCAGAAAGTTGAACATTGGTATAAATATCTCCTACTTTTATTGAGTCATAAAGATATCTCCCATAATCCTTTCTAACATACATCAACCAGTCATTCCCTGCAAGGCATTTGAAAAGTATTTTTTTATAAGTTGTCTTTTTATCATTGGTTACAATCCCTTCTGAGATTTGTCTAACAACCACCTGTTTAGGTGCTTTGGTTTTAATTTGGTTGGTCATATTAAGTCAATTTTTGTTTTTTTACAACTGTGCAGTACATTGCTTTTTTTATAAGTATCATAAGTAACTTGACCATAAAAAAGTATGGTTTTTCCTATGTTTTTTTCATTCATTATTTCTGTATCATAAAAATCAGACCATACAGTGATGTAAAGTAAGTCAGTATTGTCTCTTAATTGAAGTTCACAAAACTTACCATTTTTAGATTCCCTTTCAACAAAACCAACTAATAACCCTGCAACCAAGACATGAGTTAGTTGTTCTATAAATTCTTCATTTTCAAGAATTTCTTGATTAGTTTTATAAGAAGAAATTTTAGAGAATAAAGTTGATTTTACTATTAATTTTTCAAAGTCAAAGAAACCAAATCCTGTTAAATCATATTCTTTTAAAGCCCAGGTGTGGTTGTCTGAAAGCCTAAGTTCCTTTAAATCTTCTTTTATTTCATTCCCATGTAATTGGTCAAACAATCTAAACCTTTCCTGAGGTTCATTTATTTTTTCAATTTCATCAAAAGCTCCACAGATTATAAGGTTTGTTATTGCTCTCTTATTTACTGAGGAATATTTTTTTATTCTACTTAAAAATTCTTCAAAAGAATAAAATAATCCTCCTTTTTCTCTTTCTTCAAAAATACCTTCAACTACTTTCTCTCCCACAAACTTAACAGACACCAAGGACCAGTAAATAGTATTTGTTTTAACCTCAGACCTAAACCCTACTGAACTATAATTAATATCAACTGATTTTATTTTAATAGTAGAAGTTTTATAAATTTCTGTTAATCTACTTGGTCTTTCATCATCATTTGAATACTGTAAAGAAATGGTCCAAAATTCTAATGGATAATAAACTTTAAACCATTGACAATAATACCCCGTAATTGCATAACAGACAGCATGAGAACGGTTAAAGGCATATTTAGCAAAGGCTGCCATTTCCTCCCATAATCTTTCCATTAGAATTTCAGAATAACCATTTTCTTTAACTCTTTTCATGAAAATAATTTTGTACTCACTAACTAACTCAGGTTTCATCTTACCCATTGCTTTTCTAATATCATCTGCTTCCACTAATGTGAAATCTGCAAGTTTTTGGCATATCTGCATAACTTGCTCTTGATAAACCACAAGACCATAGGTTCTTTTAGTTATTTCTTCAATACCTGGATAAAACTCAATGTCTTCAATTCCATTTTTTCTTTTAATATACTTCAAATGTGAGCCACTTTCTATTGGTCCTGGTCTATATAAAGCAACAGTTGCTATAATATCTTCAATGTTATCAGGCTGAAGATCTTTTGAATACCCTTTTAAACCAACTCCTTGCAATTGGAAGACATCTTCATTCCATCCTCCCTTAAACTTTTCAAATACTTCAAGGTCATCTAACTCAATATCATTAAAAGTTATATTTTTTGAATATCTCTCAAATATCATTTTAGAAATGTCTGCAAGTTTATCTAATTGCTTAATTCCTAAAATATCTATTTTTAAAAACCCTGCCTCATCTACAAAAACTCCCTCCCATTCTGATACTGGTTGACCATCCATGAGTTTTACGGGGAGTTGCTCATAAGATTTTCCAAATTCTATTGGAGTAATTACCACCCCTGCTGCATGAGTTGAAGCATTTTTTGGTTGCATTAAAACCAGATAAATATCTTCTAAGACATTAGGATACTTCTGTAAAAAAGCATAAAATATACTTGAACTGCAATATTGAAAAAGTTCCCAATAAAAATGGTCTCTTCCTTGCCTTTGACCAGTATCAGGAAGATTCTTTGAAACCAAATTTATAGTTGCAATATCAATACCACTTGCTCTTGCTACATCTCTAAAAGCATTTCTTAGTCTAAATGTACCATAAGTACCAATTCCTATTACTTGGTCACTTCCATATTTATGTTCTAAATATTTTTTTATTTCTTCTCTTCTACTTCCTTGCCAATCAGTATCAATATCAGGCAAAGATTTACCAAGTCTCCCTTCATTCAAGAACCTTTCAAAGAACAAGTCATACTTTATAGGATCTACACCTACAATGCCAGTTAAATAAGATATTAAACATCCTGCAGAAGACCCTCTTCCAATACCATACCATATTCCTTCTCTGTCTGCAAATTGATATAAGTCAATTAAGATAAGAAAATAATCAATAAAACCACCCCTACTTATTACATCAAATTCTCTTTCTACTCTTTCCCAATACTCAACTAATTGTGTACTTGTTTTATAAGGCTCAACTTTCTCTTGCATCCCTTTTCTTATATAACCAAGAAGTAAACTTTCAGGTGTATCATTTCCCTCAACTGGAAATTTTGGTAAGTAGAATTTTTTTGTCAAAATATTAAAATCAATGTCTTTAAAAGCATCAATTGTATTGGTCAAAGCATCTACAATTAAAGAATAGACAAACTCTTCATTTTCTATTAATTCTAAAGGTTCTAAAATATATTGGTCAATACTTTTTAAATATTGGTCATTAGAAGAATAATTAAAAGCACCTCCTCCTATAAATTCAAGTTTTTTCTTTATATGAGAATCTCCTTTTTCTAAGTAGTAATAATCATTTATAAGAACTGACTTAATGTTTTCTTTATTCAAGATATATTCTTGTAAAATTGACAAGGAAGCAGTTTCTCTATCTTGTGAAGTCCATTCTGTAAAATCTAATTGAAAATAAGTATCATTATGGTTTAAGACCTTTATGAAATGGTTATAAATAGTTCTTAAACTACATTCAATACTTGGTGTAATTACAACTATTAATCCTTTTAGTAAGTCATAGTCTAAATCTTTTTTGTATAAAATAAATTTATTTACAGTAGTTGCAAGTCTATGAATTTTAAGTAAATTGGTCCATCCTTCTTTATTTTTTACATAGAACTTAATTTTATTAATTTCATCACCAACTAATGAAAAAGAAAGAGTTTCACCAATAATTGATTTTATTCCCTTTTTCTCACATTGTTCTTGAAAAGAAATAACTCCTGAAAGAGTATTTTCTTCACAAACTCCTGCCATTGTACTGCCTAACCATTTTATTTTTTGGACATAATCCTTATATCTTCTACTTCCTGAAAGAAGTTCAAATCCTGAATGAATACCAAGATAAGGAAAATCAATAGGACCAAAAACTAAATCTGGTTCGCCTACATATAAAAAGGGAATTAATTTTTGAGATTGAACAGTTTCGGTGTAATAAAATCTATCTCCAAACTTATAAACTAAATAATCAGGATCTTTTTTATCAATATCCTCATACTCAAAGTCAGTCAAAAGTAAGTTCATAGAAGTATCTAATGTACTGTCTCTTTCATTTCTGTCTTTACCTACTAAATATATTTTACCAAAACTTGGAATATTGAAAATATTTTCTTCTAATTTTTCAAATTTAATTAAATTCTCCTGGCACCAAGAGAGAAATAATTCCTCAATTTCTAACATACGATTTTTTTAATAACCTTTTAAATATAAGGTTTATTTTTTTAAATAAAACTATTTTAAATAAAATTATAAAATTCTAACTACTTTAAAAACTTCAAGGTCAATCTTTTCTTCATTTGTCTCAACTGTTATAGTTTTAGAAAATGGTTTATAAGATATAATTTTACCAATTTGAAGTCCTAAACCAACATCATACCTAACTTGACTTCCAAGAGAGTAGTAGTATAATAAATCAAAATATTCTTGTACCAATTTATGGTCCTTGTCTTTATAAGAAAAATAGGGAGTACCATTGTCATTGTAAACTCTTCTTTGTAGTGCTTGCAATAAGTCACTATCACTGAAAATAGTTGGTAAATCTCCATTTCTTGAAGATATACTTTCTATTACTGCTTTTTTTCCTTCTGCTACTTTTGACCAATAAATCTTATCTCTAACTTTCTTATAAATCTTACTTCTTAATAGACAACAAATATATTCTACTTGGATTGCTTCAAAAAATTCATAAGTGGTTAGATGCCTTGTTTTCTTTTTTTCTAACTGTTCCATACTTTAAAATAAGTTTTTTTTAACAAAATCATCTTAATTCTTTCTTACTAATTTTTTTATAAGCAAATTTTTCTATCTTTTCCATATTATCTATCACTTCTATAAACTCTTTTTCATCCATATCACCAGGGTCATTCCCATTTTCATTCCATCCTATATAAATGTTAAGCTCATTGAAACTATCACTTAGTTTATTTCCTGTTCTTATTACTTGTTGCAAGACATCAGGGTCATAAAGTAAAATGATATTTTTTAATCCTTTAACTTTTTTAATGTCCTCAATCTGAGAAGGACTAATATCACATTTCCAAGTACAACAAACCACCACTCCTTCTCCTCCTACTATTTCTTCTGTTACTGTCTTGTCAAAGAAACCTTCTACTATAATTATAGTGTGAGTATTACTATTACATTCTTCTATTCCATATAAGAAAAGAGAAAGTTGAGAAGTTGAGTTTTTATATCTTAAAATTGGATTTTTAGGATTTTTCTTGTTATGTTCTAAAATTTGTTTTTTATCCCAAATATGTCTTGAAACATAACCAACCACTAAGCCTTTTTGGACTATCAATATAATAATGTAAAAATCTTTTAAATAGGGATCCAAGTGAGTTGTGCCTATATAATATTTTTCATAGTATTTTTTTGTAAATCCTCTTTTTTCAAGGTAGTCATGGTAATAAATTCTTTTCCAACCAACTGGTTTATATACTTCTTGCAGGAGTACTTCTTCTACAATTTTTTCTGGTTCTTGGATGCCTGAAATAAGTTTACCTATTGAGTTTTTATACCGAGAATCATCTTTTGTATATTCCTCTAATTTGCCTAAGAATTTTAATAAAGTAAAAATGTTTCCTGAAAAACCACATTTCTTTAATCTATAACAACCAAACTTGTGATTTTCATCAAGTGAGATTCCAAACTCATTTTGGTTACATTTTGGACATTTTCCTGTTAGATTCTTTTTGGAATAATCAGTTCCAGTTACTTGTATCAATTTTTCCAATTCTTGTCTTGAAAGTTTCATTTATTTTACTTTATAAATGTACTGTAAAGTTTTCATGGCATTATAGAACCTTCCATTACTCAAGGACTGGAATGCTTTAACAACTTGTCCTGACTTGTATTTTCTAAACTTATCACAATACAGTCTTATTATTTCAGACTCATACTCATCTGAGGTTTGGTTGATTGTTATAAAGTAAGAAAAAGGCTTTACACACCCTTTAAATTCTGAAATATGATTTCTGGTCAAGACAAATTCTTCATTATCCACTTTATCTTTTGAGATATCTTGAGCTTGTGTAGCAGCAACTGTCCCACATTTTCTCTGAACTGCAATATTAGTTATTTTATTAGAAATTTCTTCTCTCCTTTTTCTTTCACTTGCCTCTGAGGAACCATATTGCCCTTTTACTGTAAAAATTTCAAGGTAGTCAAAAATAACTAAATCTACTGGTCCATGAATTTTTTCTATATCATCTAAAACATCATTACATTTATTAATAGACATAGAATCAAAACTCTCACTTGCATAAACATAAATCTCTCCTCCTGTTGCTAAAATGTCTCTTTGTGCTTTTAAAATCTTGTCTTTTTTATCAGATGGAAGACTGCCAGTTTCCATATCATAAATATTAACTGAGGTCCAACCAGCATCATAAGCATTTAGACAATCTTGTTCTGTCCCTTCTGCTTGGAAATGAACAACTCTTCTACCCAATCTAGCATTACATAAACCAATCCATCTTAAAAAAGTTGATTTTCCTTTTCCTGATAATGCCATCAATAAGACTGAAGTCCCTTTATTAAATCCTCCTCTTGTTAAATCGTCCAACTCATGAACTCCAAAAGTCAGTTTTTCCAGTAAAATATCATCACTACTATTAATCCTTTTTTCTTGTCTATCTGCAAACCCTTTAAAAACAGTAGTATAAGTATTGTCTTTCAATGAGAAGGAACTTATTAAAGCAGATTCTTCTTCTAAGTATTTAATTGCTCCTTCTTTTTTTCCTTCATTATATAAGTCAGTTATTTTATCATAAAGCAGTCTAAATCTACTGTCTTTTATAAAAATTTCAAAAGTAGACAAAAGTGTTCCAACATCATCTTTTGTTACTGTAACTTTTTTGACTTTTGTTAGAAAATTTAGAGTCTCTTCATCAATTGAAAAAGTTTGTCCTATTGCACCAATTGTAGGACTTACTCCTGTCAAAGTATAAGTTTCTATTATGTATTTGAAAACTTTCTTTTGAGAATCATCATATAAATACTGATATTTTAAATACTCTTTACAAATAAGCAATATTTTTTCATCTCTTAATATTGCACTAAACAATTCAACAACAAAATCTTTGGTTAAAACTTTCATAGTTTATAGGTTGTTTTCTTTTTTTAATGTTAAACAATCTTCTTTAAAAATACACACTTTACATGACTCATCTAATTCTGTAAAAAATAAATAGTTCGAACTACAAGTAAATAACCCTAAATCAGTATTTAGTCTAATTTTTCTTATAGGATTATTATAAGGAACCCTTTTTGTTTGCCTAACTAATTTTGTCTTGAATAATTGCTTAAATTCTCTTTCTGAAATCTTAAGTTGTTGTAAATAAAGAAAATCTACACTATGCAATAAGAAGTCCATTGAAATATTCCTTTCTAAATACCTTTTAAAGGCCTTCTCTCCATAAATGAAGGAATAATTTACTCTTTTGTTATACTGTTCAATGGTACAAGAATTCCAATAAGAGAATTGAAATAAAAGGTATTTATAAAGAAACCCTACTTTTAAAGTTCCTTTAAGTTTTTTATCACACAATAAAATAAATTTCTCCCCTATCTTTTTTGAACTTTCAGTAGGAGTGAACTTAGTATTATAATGTTTTCCATTAAAATACTGGTATCCTTTATTTAAGTTTCTTTCAGTTAAGAAATCTTCCATGAAGTTTTACTAATTTAATAAAATTAAATAAATTTTAGTTAAAAAAAATAAAGTAAATATTAATACTTACTTTATTTTTAATTTCAATGGGGTTAATTATTACTTTTTCTTCCTCATTTCTTTTTCTTTGTGGTGACCTTCATGAAAAGAAGCAGTTATACGATTAGCTGCACCTTCATGGTCATAAGGGTCGTTTTCCTTATTAAGAGACTCTGCTTGTTTGCGATAAGCTTCTGCTGCATCTTTGTGATCTTCTGCAGAATAATCTTCTTTTATTTTTTATGTGATATTCCCCCTGAATACTTAGGACTAAATCCAGTGTGAGATAATGTTTTGTAAATTGGCTTTCCAGATTTTGTATGACCAATTATCTTTCCTCCCCGAGAACCTTCTCCTCCCTTTCTCAAAAATTTCCAATTCTTTCAAGTTTTCTGTCTTGAAACTATTTCTTGTGCAACTACTGGTTCATAATCAAACCTATTTTTATTTCTAAGGTTGTTTAAATGAAGATTTGATTTACAAAGACTATGTAACTTAATTAAGGAAGAATCATCAAGAGACTTAATTATATCAAGAGAAACTGGTTTATCTAAGATTTCTATAATGGTTGAGTTTTTCATAAAAAAAGAATTAACTATTTTATTTAATTTTCTGGTGTTAAAAGTATCTTGTCCTTCAAGTAACCTTGTTCTTGAAATGATAGATTGATAATTAGAAATAGTATTTAAGTCCATTTTAAATAAGGGTTATAAGTAAATATATAAACCTTATTTAAATAAACCTAATTTAATTATAAATTATCTGTTCCTAGGCCTCCATTATAATACTGATTAGTAAAGTCTTGCAAGACAATGATATCTGAGATTGGTTTTTGATAATCAACCAAAGTTAATTTTAAATCATTTTCTTTGGCAAATTTTACAAAGGATTGTACATTGGTTTCAACCTTTTTAAAAGGTAAATTTTTCTTTTCCCATGCCGTATCTTCTCCCTTCACCTCCATTACAGTAAAGTTTTGTGAAGTAGGGTCAATGATGTCTGTAACATACTCAACTTTGATTGTTGAGTTTTGGTCTGTAAATACTAAACTTCTCATTATATAGATTTTAAGTTGGTTTTAAATATAAGGTTTCTTTTTGAAATTATTAGTTCCAAGAAATGATAATTTTTGGTTCTACTGTCTTATTTTCTAAAAGTCTGTTTTCTAATTTACTTATTGATTCCTCAGTACAACCAGTTACATTTCCATCTGTACTCATTGTAGTATAAGTCTGAACGGTTTCAGGAAGTACTTCTCTTGTAATCCAAACACCTACAATTTTTCCAGGAGAAAGAGATCCCATTTCAATTTTATTTCCAACCCCTTCATGTTCTTGTAAAATTGCAGTATAAGGGAGTTGGTCAGAGGAATTTATTTGTTCAAAGTATTTAATTCCACATGGGTCTTCTGCAGGAAGGCAAACTCCTATTTTTAATCTATATAAAGAATCAACTGGTAATTCTGTGTAGATTGAAAAAACTTTTGTTTCTGAACTAATATTTTTAAAAACAATTAGTTTGGTATCTCTTCTATTTCTTAAAATTGAACTTAGTGTCAATTGACCAAATAAATTTCCAATACTTGAGTTAGGAATCTGAGTTCCTGAAATATATCCTCCTAATGATTTTATAGAATTAGAAGACTGACTTGGTGCTGAGGAACCTGAATAATATAAAATCATTTTTAAAACATTTTTTTAGCATAAAGAACAGTATAGTAAGGAGGTCTTCTATCAATAGAAAAAGCAGGGTCCATATTTAAATATGTTTGTCTAGCAGAATTCCCTTCTTCTTGTGTATCCCTGTTATTAATAAATCTAAGCATTCTATACTTTTCCATATTATCCTCAGGGACTCCTAAATCCTCATGAATCATTGGTCCTGTCACTACATCATTGACACCAATAACTGTCCCCCTATCGTCAAATGCTCCTAAATACAATTCTCTATCCCCGTCTGATACAGAATTATCAGATATAGTTCTAATAAGTCTTGGTGGTTCAGAACCACTTTCAAATAGTCTAGTTGTGGTTGGAGTGATATGTATGTGAGGAGGAAGTGAACCATACCTTAAAACCATTCTTTTTCCTCCGTCAATAAGTCTATACCCTTTTTCTTCTTCTTCTGAAGTTTGAGGAACATTGGTATTACCTACAGAATCATAATCTGAGTCATCTGAGTCATATCCAACTACAAAAAGTTTTCTCATATCAGGAGCATCATCTTCTCCATTACAAATATGGTAACCAAATAACCCTCTAACTTTACCCCACCCTTGAACATTGAATAAATCTCCAGGCTGACCATCAAGAATCTTAATTTCTGTTGGAGCTCCAAGATTATAATTTTGAGTAGGTATCCAAGTATCTTTTAAAGAATCCCAGACAAATTTAATGGAAATACCTTTATCTTGATTCATCATTTGGAAAATATCTCCAGGTTTTATTTCTTTAAGAACTTTATTTACAAGAGGATCTGAGGTTGGTTCCTCAATAGTTAAGGTAAAGTTGTTTAAATTTAAAGTTAAACAGTCAAAATGGAAAGTAAATTCATTTAAATCCCTAACTCCTTGATTAGATAAAATAAACTTTGTGTTACTTGCAAGTTGAATAGTATCACCAATAAAATGGTTATACATTTCAGAAACACCAACTTGTAATTCATAAGAAGGCTGAGATAATTCAAGGAAAGTTCTAACTTTATATAAGTCTCCTCTATCAACCCTGTCTACAAAATTTATATAAGAATAACTTGCAAGTATAAGTTGAATAATACCATTTTGGTAAGTTTTATAAGATCTATCTTCAAAAGGCTTTATGACTCCATTATTAAAAGAAATTTCTGTTAAGTATCCTTTTGTGGTATCATCAGGAATTAAAAGAAACTCAGTATATTCTTTTAACAATTTGTTTCTATAAGAAACTTTGTATTCACAAATATCTTTAAAGACAACCAGTTCACATCTTGCAAGAAAAGTATTTATTGAAAACTTAAATGTCTTTTCTATAAAAGAAGTATTTACATTATTTATGGGCTCAAATTTAATTTCAATTTCTTCACAATCAGGGACAACTAAAAGTTGTTTAGTTCCACTGTCTAAACTGTTACCTCCATTGCTTGAATAATTGTTAACCTCTAAAACATCAAGAAGTAAATTTATAGAACTTCCTTGCTTTACAGATGACAACACTTTACTGTACTCACCATTTTCTGTATAAAGTCTCCACCCATCAAAATCTCCATTAATAAAATCTTCAATTGCCTTTATTCTGCCTCCTTCTGACCCTCCATAAAAAGTTACAGTATTTGAACTGGTATCAATTGTCCAGTTTAAAGATCTCATGCCCCAACTAACTTCTACTATATTTTTATCAGCAGGAGTATATTTATGATTCCATTTAATTGCCTCAATCCCTATTAATGGGTTTGGAGTTTCTTTTAATTCTGTTGTCCAGTCTGTTCCTTCTGTCTTCCAATACTGAGATCTTTTATCTTGAATAATAACTTGACCAGAAACAACTCTACATCTTGCAATATAAAAAGTTGAGTCTTTTATATATGGGGGAGGAGTATTAAAAGAAGTTTCTTTTAAAACTTGTAAAAAAGAAGAATCATATTTAAAAGGAAACTTATCAGAAGGAGGAACTAAAATTCCAGGAGTAAAAGTTCCTACAAGAGATATTTTTAAACCAGTTTCAGGAATAAATTGAGATGCCCCTAAATAACTAAGTCCTGGATGTGAAATAATAGCATTTTGGTTATTTATAACTTCAACCACATCATACTCCTGGGTATTATAAATACTATTCTCAAACTTAATTCTTGTTGGAAAGTTTGGTTGCCCTCTAAATATTGATAATAATTTAGAATCAAAATTACCAACTAAATTTCCTTCTTGACTTATTGAAAACAACCCTTTTTCAATTGAAGATTCTTGATAAGAAGTTCTCAACCAATACCAAGACCCATCATTAGGTATTACTATTGAATTTAAAGGTTCTTTATACAAGAAATTTCCTGTTGAATCTATTCCAAAAAATTCCTCAACCTTGACTGTCTTATTTCCAAAACTATCATCTACATCTCTTGAAACTTTACAATTAAGAAAATTTGGGTCTTTATACTTATTTTTTATAAAACCAAAACTTTCAGAATTTTCTAAGATATTTTTTCTAAATCCTTCTTTGTCTAAAGAATCTTTAAATTTCTCAAGTTCTATAACTTCAAGAAATAGGTTTGGAACAAAATTAACTTTCATCTAATTTTCTTTTTCTGTTAACACTTTTTTAAACTCTGTATGTCTTAAATAACTGAAAATAGTTTGGTGGCAATATCCCATTAAAAAGAAAGAAAATTCAATTTCCTTTATTCTAAGAAGTAAACCAGTATCAACAAAAGATAAAGCACCTACTAAATATACAATATTATCATAAAATCTAACAATTATAAAAGACAACAATAAATTTAATAAGACATCCCTCCAATTATCTAAAATCCAAAACTTTAAGTCAAACTTACCAGTTACTTTATTTTTTTTAAAAGATAAAAGTTTATAGAATAATATCCCTAGTAAAACCCAAGATAAGTTTATAATTAATTGCATAACTTAATTTTTTATATATGAAAACTGAGTATTATCCAATTCCCACAAGCTATGTATAAATGCTCCCGACACTCCTAATTTTTGGAATATAGCTAAGATATTATCCATGAAAATAGTGTATTCTGCTTGAGTAAGTTTTTTACCATTTGGTAATTTAACTTTAGGGTCTACATTAAATTCTGTAACTCTTATTTCGTATTTACCCACAAATGGAGAAATAAGGTCTTTAATTTCTGCTTCAATTTCTACTAAATCGTAAGAATCAAAATAAATATGAGGCACTAAATATACTTTATATCCATCTGCAATTAGCTTATCCGCTAATTCTGTGAATGCTCTATTATGACCTTTGAACTTTGCACCACTTCTATAATTAGCGACATTTAGACCAAGGGGAGTATTTTTGCCTACAATCTTTGTAATTTCTGGAACTATGCTATAAAGATAGTCTGTAAACCTTTTTGTATTTTCATATCCTTTTTGCTCATTGTTATCCTTTTTGATTATTCGGTCGTCAAAGTAGCTTTCATTAACTAATTCTAGTCTTGTCAGGTTTGTATTATCCTTGATATATTTTAAACTTTCAAGGGATTCTGATAATGACATAAAGTCTAAAAAAGGCGACAAGCTATTAAATGTAAACTCCACCTCTTTTGCATTTAACTGTTTATAAGCCTTTACAAAGTTGTAAAGAAACGACCTATCAACATACTTAGAAAGCATGTTGACTACTCCAACCATATTATTAGTAAAATAATACCCTGTATATTTTAACTTGTCCCCAAAAGAAAGTTTGGAGCTTAACATTTGCCAAATTTTCCAAAGATCCTTGTTCTCTCCATAACCTTTTTGCTTAATCGACATATAGTTACCCATTGTCCCTGTTACTCTTATAGTATTAAGTAATCTACGAGGAACTACTTTATTTATTTTATCTAGTAAGTCCTGTGGAATATCTTCTTGCTTGTTATACTTTACAGCAATAAATTGAAATAAAGTCCCTAAGTTGAAACCTTGTGTAAAAGTGTCTTTTTGTTCTTTAATGGTTTGTAATTGTGCTAACTTATAAGTCTGTAACTTATAAGTTGGTAATTGTTGTGCCGAAAGGCTTGTTGTGGCAAAAATAAATGCCAGGAATAGTAATGCTTGTTTAAGATTTTTCATGAATTCTTTATTAAGGTAATTAGTTAATTAAGTTTTACTCTTCCACCCATTGTACAACTCCATCAACTGATTTAAGTATATAGGTGCCAGTTGGTGGAGGTGTAGGAAGGTTTTCTATATCATCTAAAGTTGCCATTGTGCCTGTTTTGCTGGGTATTGTTATTGTATTAGTCCCCGTCATTGTAGCTGGAGTTATTCTAGTGTAATTTGAAGGATCTGCTGAAAATGTAATATTATTTAAGTCAAAAACTGCAGAACTATAATTAGTTGTATCTTTATTTTTTATAGTTAAACCACTTTGATTAAAATTAAAATATCTATTTTCCCAAGCATCTCCATTAGCACCTACAGAAATATCAAATTTATTTTTACCAAGGAATGTTGAAGATGAAGATGATCCAAGTTTAGTATCCACATAAACATTAAAAACACCATTACTATCAGCATTTATTCTTGAAATATAAAATGGATTCATCATTGCATCTTGCCTTGATAGACTTAGATTAAAACCTGTATTTTCATTAAGTGAATAACTAATACTTTTAATACCCCCATCTAATAAACTTTGTCTTACTCTAAGTAAACTAACACCTTTTTTAGCATTTAAATCATCTACAGTTTGAACAACATAATCACTTGCTGGACTTGTGTAGATACCCATTATTCTTGCAACTGTGGCTGTATCTGTTATATCATCTTCATTGACATCTATATCTGCTATAAATGTAGACATTTCAGAACCAGGATCTAAATCATCTCCAATTGGATTGCCTCTTAGAACTCCACTAATAGGTATATATAAATCAGGAAAATAATCACTAATTTGCGCCGAACCATTTATAGTCTTAAAACCACTTATAGTATCTTTAGAAGTAGAACCATATAAGTTTACTGGAAATATAGTAGTATCAGAACTGTTTAAATGAAAACCATTATTTTCTCCTTTAAACACTATATAATTAGTATCTAAGTTTATAACTGTTGGTTCTGTAATATTTCCACCTAATTTAATAGTATCACTATTTATATAAATGCCATTCTTTGCAGAGTATGATGAACCACCACTACTACTTGAGAATAAACTATCTACATATTTCTTTTGAACAAAAGATCCATCTGTGTAATAATCTATAAAAGAAACATTCCCCAATATGCCACTAAAATTAGTTATGCCTGAACTTATTTCTAATTTATCTGCTCCAAGATTTACTTGGTTTATCGCTGTATCGTTTTTAAGAATTATATATCCTGCACCTGTTTGTATATCAGTGTTAGTTGAAGGATTATGGCGAACAATAGCCGGACTATCATTATTACCAACCCATCCTATATAATTAAGAGTATCTTCGTCGTTTCCTTCTTCTGTAAAATATATATTTCCTGTAACTGGTTTCCCACTTTCTGTACCTGCAAGAGGAATATAATCTCCTCCTAATAAGGAAGTCTCTATTCTTTTCAAATGACCATCTAAACCTTCTCCATATATATATTCTAAAGAATCAATTTCTCCTATAATTGGTAATTCATAAAATTTTACACTTAAATCATTTAAACCATCTAAATTTCCATCAGAGAACCAAATTAATCCTTCTTCCCCTGAAGATTGTAATACTAAAGTATCTTTTGTAACAAGTTCCATATTTCCACTTGAAGATAAACCTGTAATATTTTTACCTTCATAGCCACCTGAATTAAAAGTCAATAAATCATTATTTATATCTCTTCCAATTACTAAACCATCAGGAAAAGTGGCATTTCGAAACTCAGTAGCTTCTCCATCGGTAGTATAAATAGTAGAAATATTATTAATTTTATCATCAAGATTTATTAATTCTTCACAAATATTTAAGTCAACTTGTTCTTCAGTTATTGGTAACTCTCCTAAATTGTAAGTAACCATTGTGTAAGTTCCATTCCATCCAATAACTTTCTCAACTTTATTTACAGAGGTATCTAGGTCAAGAGTTGTTCCTTCAGTTAATTCCCACCATTTTAAGTATTGAGTTGTAGAATTACTTTTAGTTAATTTTAAATTAAATTTAGAAAAGAACTCATTAACAAGAAGGAACTCAGTTGAGTTTGAAGATGTGAAGTAAGAAATATATTCCCCTCCATAATTCTTGTTGAAATTATTATCTAAATCTGTTGTAAAATTTCCAGTTGTAGAAGTAATTTCAAACTCAAAAATATAATTATCATTATTAAATCCTTGAACATAAAAACCCGGCATAGAAAAAGCAGAATTTCCATACCCTATACTATTTGAAGGAAGTTGACTTATTACATCAGGAAACAAAGTTCCCACAACTAAATCTCTTATGTTAGTTGAAGAACTACCAGAAGGTAAATTTGAATTAGAAGAACCAATTGTAAGTGTACCATCTTCTGAGTAATATTTAATTGTAATTTCTACATTAAAACTACTTAAATCTGTTGTTACAAACTGCTTAGCATTAGGAACTACGCCTGACTCATATATACTAATATAACCACTCTTACTGTTAAATTGAGTAGGAACATCTACAGTTTTTGTAATTTCGCCTATGCAAGATGGAGAAATGTTTGAGTTTAAAGGAATCCATTCACCATTTTGTCTAAATAAAAATTGGTTATCTTTATATTGAACCATACCATCTTGTATTGGTGAAGATCTTATTTCACCAACTTTTAGTTCCCCATTTACATCAAGCATTGCTTGTGGAGGTCTTACACCAATTCCTAAAGACCCAGTAGGGACTTGACTATAAGTTGTAAAAAAACTTATTAAGAAAAATAAAAGCACTAATCTTTTTTTCATAATTATTTATTGTATTGTCATTGCATTAAGTTCCACCCAATCTGTACCATCCCATTGCTGAAATCCAAAAGAAGAAGAATCAAGAAATCCTAATCTAACATCCCCTATTTGAATACTTTTTAAATTACCATTTCCAGTTTTTTTAAAAAGTAAAACTCCAGGAGATTCAATTACATTAAATCTATCTTCTATTTTACTCCAATTACCATCCACCTCTTCAGTGGTTAGTTTTCTCCCTGTTTCGTTATATTTAACTAAAATACTCATTTTATAAGATAAATTTAATAAAAAAAAATTAAGGATAGGTAGAACAATCCCAATAACCACATTCTACATAAATACAACCACAATCATTGGTACAGTTTGATTTAGAAACTAAGTCCTCAATTATAATTTCACCAGAAACAAAAACTCTATATTCACTTATAAAATCAGAAGTTTGTAATCTAATCCAAACATCCCCTACCACCTCTCCTGTAACATCCACCCAGTTACCATTTATTAAAACTTTAAGTTGAAAACTATCATCTCCAATTTCCAACTCAGAAAGATCAATCAAATAATCACACTTATCTTTTTCAATTTCAATAATAGTGCTGGGAAATAAACCAATTAACTCTAAATGTGAATTATAAGGGATTAAATATTTTCTTATTGTTTGTTTTACATCATGCAGTTTCTTAGAGTAATTATTATTTACTATAAAACAACTAATCCAATTATAAACCTGCAGGATACCATGGGAATAACTTGTTTCTAAAGGATTAATTCTAAATTCTTCTTCTTCTGTTAAAACCATCTCCAACCCATCTATATAAAATACTGGTCTAATATAATTTACACTTTCAGACCCAATAATTAAGTTGTTTCCTTGATTTAAAGGGTTGTTTAAGTTGTTTATGGGAAAATCTTTTCTATACAAATAGCATTTAATATAAACAAAAATGTCATCTCTATATAATTCAAGATCTTCAAAAAAGTAATCTGTAATTGAACCATCTTTCTGAGAAATAAATTTTATAGGGTCATGAGAAGAATCAAAGCCTAAAAGTCTTAAAGTTATTGGTTTATCAGTTTTAATTTTAAAACTAATCTCATAACTTAAAGAAATATTTATTTTAGTAGTTTTTGAAGATTCAGTCAACTTATATAAAGACTTGTTCATTCCTAATCCTCTGTAAAGAGGAGAACTGTTTCCTAAATTCCATCCAAAATTTTGAGGCTCATGTAAATTAAATAATAATTCATTCTTAGGTAAGAAATTTATTAATCTTAATAATTCACCATTAACTTCTCCTTTTGTATTGTTATAATCTAAAAATCCTTCAAAACTAAAATCTTCTATAACCTTTCTTGACTGTATATTATTTGTTCCTCTCAAAAATACTTCATGGTAAAATTTCTCCATTAAATATTGAAGTTCCTCTAAACTGTCAAACTGAGAAATAAGCATTCCTCTCTGTGAAAGAAATTCTCTCAATAAATCTTCTTGAAGATAAAATTTTTGATATTTTCTTGAATAAATAACAAAGAAACTGAAAAACTTAGAAATTGCTAACCAAAAATCAATAAAATCTTTGTCTAACCCTTCTTTATTTTTTCTATCTATAAATTTAGGTAAAACATCATTATCAACTGAATATGTCTTTTTAAGAACATTTATAAACCAAGGCACCAACTCATTATCAGATGATTCAAAGAACTTCTTAAAATTACTTGTATCAAAATAAGTCTGGTCATAATCAATGGTAGAAACAAGTTCTGTAAGAAAAACATCTACAACTTCTCCATTATCTATCTTAGTATAAATTATTGTAATGCAAACAGTGTCTTTTTTATTAAAAAGTATTGTGGTTATTAAAGACAAATCTAACTGGTCACTATAATTAATACCATCTAAACTATAAGAAAAACTTTTCAAAAAGGTTCCACTTATATTTTCAGTCAATGAAATTATTCCAATTATTCCAACTACTGGTTTCATTTCTAAAACCACTGTATTACCTATATCTTTTCTATATCCAATTTCTATCATAATTTTTATCCATTTATAATAGACTGCTGTAAAGAAAAGTCAGGAGTTGAAGGGTAATAAACTGGATTCAATAGTCCTTGAAAATCTTGTATAATTGAACCATTTAAATCCAGCATCAAGAATCCTCTTAATCTTGGGAGTTTATGAGTATCAACTACAATATCAGTTCTTGGAAAGAAATATTGGTCAGGAACATATTTCACGTTACTGGTATTCTTTACAATCTCTAATAAATTATCCCACTCAACTTTTTGTTTACTTGGGTCAAAAAATCTATGGTCCAAATATTTATTGATATTTATCTGAATTGCTTGTCTTATTTCATCAGGATTACCATTGTAAGAACATCTAAAAGAAATGTCTATTGGTTGATAGTCTATATTAATTAACTCAACACCATAATAGTTTACACCAATAGGCTTATTATCAGTTAAACAGAAGTACTCATAGGAATTTTCTAAAAGTAAGTCAAGTTCTGTATTAGACAAAGCTTGACCATTCTGAGTTACAATTGCTATTCTTATTTTCCCTTTTGAATTTATCCCTTGATAAATACATTTTAAGACTTTTTGATTGATAGACATAAAGACTTGTTCTAACATTGCAAGGGTTCCTCTTGCTAAAATGTTTGATCCATCTTTTATTCTTATTCTAAATAATTCATCACTTTCAACATCCCTTCCTCCTGTAGCAGGAGACTCATTTATTAAATATTTATGACCTGAGGGTATTGGAGAGATTCTTGTCAAAGATAGTGACTTTATATTGGTGGTTTCTCCTTGCAATAAAGATCTTACTTTTATATATCCAAAACCATGTATTGGTATAGTGAAAGTTGTTTCTTCCATTTCAAATTGTATTCCTGAATTAGAAGAAAAAATATGTAATCCTTGTATATATACAGTACCTGGATTTCCTACAACTCTTATATAAAGAGAACTTCCTGAAGAAGTAAATCTACTTGCTAAACCAAAATTACTTGCCACTTGGTCAAGTTCTTGAGAATAAGCAGTATCAGGAAATAATTGAGATAATGCAAGAATTATGTCTTTTTCTGACTTACCTGAAATTTTTCCAATTCCTCCTGCTATACCACTTACAATTGAGTGAGGAGAAGATTTTGAAACCTTAGAAGTTGTATTAAAAAAAGTTTCAAGGAACAGTAATTTCCTTTCCTCACTTGTAGTTGGTTTTATGTTTAAAGACATTTTTAAAAGTTTACTGTGTTATTTATCTCAACTTCATCAACTCTTGTATAGACTTGGTATTCTAAATTTAAATTATCTTCCTCAATCTTCAAAGAAAGTACTTGAAAGTCTTTTAAAGTATCATCACTTGAAAATACTTGACTCATCTGCCTTGTTAAAATTGGGAAGTTAAAAGTTGCCCTATTTCCTCCTGTTACTATTGAAGATTGTACTCCTTCATTAGGTTCCATTGGATTATCTCCTCTTTTCAAGTTTGATAAGATATCCACCGTTTGTAAAATAGTGTCCCAATAATCTAAACTGACCAAATCTTCATCTTCAAAGGAAATGTACTTTATTAAATCTCTACCATAAATTTTCTTTCTATCAATTACATCAACTACACTAATGATATTTATAGGTTTCACTGCTTTATTTCCAACTATTTTCAAAAGGTTTTGACTTGTTAAAGAATAATCTTCCTCTTTTAAAGAATTTGATAAAGCAATTTTTGTCCAATCATTTCCAGAACCATCCATAACTTCAACTGCAACTTTCTCTAAACTCTGATTTTGTTTCAAAGTATAGTCAAGATTTACAGTTGAGGAATAACTTATTTCTGTTATAGAACTTCTTGACCATTTTGGAATATTATCAATAGTATTGAATTGACTATCTATGTCTTCTAATAATTGCAATAAATCCCACCATCTTGTTCCAACTAATTGCTGAGAGTTAAAGTAATACCCTTCAAACATAATTACCAGTTTCTCCTTTTGAAGTTGTAATTTTTTATAATGAATTGAAGATAAAGTGTTTGCTTTTCCAGAAAAATATTGTAAAATGTAAGGGTAATTCTGATTCATAAAATCAGAAGTTTCTTTTAAAAAACTTTGGATATCTTTTCCAGTAATTCTTTTAAATTCCTCTAATATTTCTTTTTTTAAAATCATAATAAAGAATTTAGATTAGAAATTAAATTTGTTGTTCTTTTTTGAATAAAACCAGACATAACCAAAAGTAAGTTTTTCTTTTTAATCTGACCCTTTTTATTTAAAGATTCTAATGGTGCTATGGTTTTAAGTGAAAGACTATAATTCCATATCATATTATTTTGTTGAGACTGTCTAAAAGTCAAGTTTGAAGGTTTTACAAGATAGGAGTTACCTAAGGCTAAGTTATGAAATATTAAAAGTTTACTGTTCCCTAAAGAATCTGGTAATTTACTGTCATTTATAAGTGACTGTAAAACTTTACAATATCCATATCCAGTCTTAGCAAGTTTACTGAAAGATCTAAGTTTATTTGATTTATAAGAAGAAATTAAGTCAAGTAAAACTCCTCCTAATGAAATTTTAAAACTCCTTCCAAAAGATCCAGAAAGTGTAATATCAGTAGGCACAAAGGTATTATTACTTATTGCAGTAACACCCCCTAAAGTTTTCTTTATACTATTTATGAAAGGTATAGACTCTGAAAATTCATCTGGCATTACTGGAAACAAGAAATATTCTAATGTTTTATTTGAACTATCCACCACCTCAAAAGCCATAACATATAACTCAAATTCTTTTGGAAACATTATATTTAAAGTCTCTTTTCCAATAGTACTTAGAAGTCTATTTCTTTCTTCAATTACGCCTTGAATACTACTCATCTTGCTTTAAAGTTAATGAATTTATTCTAAAAAAGATTTTTCAGATAATAATAGTTTTAATTTCTCTTTTAAAAGAATAAAGTCTTGAAGATTCATTATTGGCATCACCCCAAGAGAGGTTGTTACCGTAATTTTTGAGATTGTAGTTAAAAGTTCTTCAAGAAAATCTTTTGTTTTATTTCCTTTCAGCATTGCTTCATCTCCTTTATTTATTCTAAACTTTTTTCCTTCAAAATAGTGTTCTTCTTCTGATTGCTTATATAAAGCAAGAATCTCATTTTTACTTAGTGTTGATACAATAAATTCTTTAAAGGTTTCAAGAGATAATTTTTGGTTGGTTGATAATTTAATTTCTCCATCAGTTTCAATTAAAACCTTTCCTGTCTTACTTTTATTTTTTACTGATACTATAAAATTACTTTCTCCCTCCTCACCATCTACAGTTATTGAGACATATTTTTCTTTTCCACTCCCTGAAATTTCAACTAAATTATTTCCCCATTTTCTTTTCCACTTAAACTGATTCTCAGTCATATCTCCAATTTCTATTGGTGACTCAACTAATGAAACTATAAAAAGTTGATTTTTAATAGGCTCATTTACATATAAGACAGCAGTACCAAAATCTCTTACATTTTTAGGGAAATCAATAAAACCAAGAATTGAACTTGGAATTGGGATTCTGTTAAAAAAACTTCCATCATCACACAAAATACTTACAGTATTTGTCTTATAACAAAGTCCTATATACTTGTCTCTATCAATGTCTACTGGTATAGCAATGTATCCTACACCTACACTATAATTATATCCTGGTACAAAAGACATGGGTTTTATTTTTTAGAAATATTCATATTTATAACTGGTAAAGTAAAACCATTTGGATTTTCTTTAAGTAAACTTGCTTCAAATTGTAACCCTTTCACAAAAAAGTCAAAAATAGGTTTATTTACTTTTATAACTCCCAAAGACTTTTCTAAATCTAAACCAATATATTGAGGAACTTTTTCCTTATATTTTCTTTTAGTTTGAGTTCCATCAGGGTTAGTTATAAGTTCTTCTTTTTCAATTTCTTTTTCACCATATTGTCTTGTCTGAATCTCAATATTTGTATTTATTATATCAAAATAAGAAGGATACCAACCTTTTCCATCTTTATCAAAAACCACTTCTCCCCCATAAATATAAATCTCTACCATCCCTCTTGATACTTGTAAAGTAGTAATTCTGTCAATTGAAGAATCTGAAATACTGTGAGATTGAGTTACAAGATCTACATAAAAAATCTCCCCGGTTGATTTATATCTAATAAAATCCCCTCTTTTTATTCTTCTATCTCCATTTATAGTCAATTGACCTTTTCTTGTAAAAGGCAAATAAGAATTACATTCTACAACATATTTTAAATCCTCAATTGCTTGAGTTTCAAATCTTGCTACATCAGGAACTCCTTCCTCATTCACCAATGGGTAGTAAGGATTATAATTATGGACAAGTTCAAGAGGTTTACTTCCCCAGATTTTAGCATAATCTTCAAAAAACAAAGCAGGAGTGTAAGAAGTAGGCAATATATTTCCTCCACCTGCATAAACATTCTGAGGAGCAAACTTATACCAAGAATAAACTTCTCCATCATTCATTTGTAAATCTTCTTTTAGAACATCTTCAATTTCTACATCTATAATAGTTGCTTTTATATAAGACTCTGCTTCTTCAACATTATATATAGTTTTTTTACTTTCAAGATCCATATCAAAAGTTACTTCTCCTAATAAAATTGATTTTATACTTTTTCTATCAAAAGGGGGCTTTCTTGCAATTAGAAAAAATTGGTCACCATAAGTATCAGTTAAAAATTCTACAAAAGGCTCTTGGCAAACTTTTCTTATAAAATTCAACAAAGAACCATTAGCAGAAGACATAGAACTATCTACAATTCTTCTTCCTGTAATTCCTTCATCTATAACAAGTTTAACTATTTGCCAAACTCCTTTTGCCAATCCTGTTGAGAAAGTTTGTTGAGGATTGTCTTTTATTGAATTTTCAAAATCTATATACTCATCCACCATCCCTAACATTGAAGATATTTCAGGGTTTGCAACTTTTGAATAGATTCCTTCTCCTAAATTTAACATTGTTAGTAAATAAGGTATCTCATTTTCATCTAAATTTTCAGTTGTATTAAAAGGAGAAGAATAAGACAAGACATATTCTGACCATCCTAAAGTTTCAGTTTTTGAACCAAGATTTCCTTCTTTTCTTTTCTTTTGTGTTCTAAGTCCTGTTAAAAAACTATATAAAACATTCCAAACTATTAAAGAGATGTCTTTATTCTGTGTATGGTAAGTTGGTGCAGTTTTTAAAATTAAAACATCAAAATTGGTTATACTTGTTGTTTTGATTCCTTCAAGTTCTTGTAATCTATTTTGCTTTTCAATGCCTTTATCTTCACTTTTAATACGATAATTTCTCCTGTCTTTTCCACCATAAGTTCCCCAGCCTTGAAATACTGAGTCATCTGCAATTCTAATGGTTGATAATTGTTGAATGATAAATTGCAGAACATGCTTTATACTTGTATTTTGATAAAGGTTAAGATAGTATAAGGTGTTATCACCAACCAATCTTCTCATTAACTCAGACTCCCTTGCTGCCTCTCCTGCTACTCTAAATTGTCCTGATATGTTTTCAAGGTTATAGAAATAAGTTCCATCTTCTATAAATAGTTTTATCAAGTCCCTGCCTGAAACTGTAATAGTAACCTCCATTGTGTTAGGGTCAACTGATTGCTGATTAGAATCTACAAGTCCTATCATATCATAAACTCCTCCTGCTAAATCAGTAACAACACTCCTTTTCAATGAAGTATTTTCTCTGTTTTCTTCCAATTCAAGTTCCTCAAATTTTATAAAAACTAAGTCATTACTTTTTATAATGTTATGGAAATAAAATTGTGTTCTTATCAAGTCAGGAGTGCCAACCCAGTCAGTATCATTAATTCTTTCAAAGAGTTCAGTTTGTGAAAAATATTCTACTTTACCAGAAGGCCCTGCAAACATCTCAACTCCTTCTTTTGTTTCCCAAATCCACCCTAGAAAATTTTGTGAACCATCTTTAAAAATAGTGCATGGTGTGGGAGGGAATTGTAAGTTGAACTGTCCCCCATTCTTGCCTACTGTTGTATTGCAAGCTACTATAAAAGGAGTTACATCAAGTAAGCCTCCTTCTAACTTATCAGTTATACTTAATGATTTACACCATATCTGAATACTCAAATAAGGGTAATAATCTTTACTTACTCCTGTAAATTCTCCATTTATTGGTTTATGCTTTTGAACATATTTTGTATCTGATTGAAGTTTTACAAGATTGGAGGCTTTAAATGCTTTAAAATTACTTGAAACTACTTCAATACCATCTGTAAGAGTTGCTACTGTATTAATTTTTGAGGTTGGTATTAGAAGTTTAGTTCCTGTTTTTAAAAGAAGTTTTGAGGCAGTTTTGTCTTTATTTTCTTCTAATTCCCAGTCATTATATTGCAAGTAAATTAAATTTTTATTAGAATTACCTTCTTCATCTTCAACTTTTAAAAACTCCTCTTCCTTACCTTGAAATTGAAAAGCAGGGGATTCAAGAAGGCTTGTATATTCCCCTAATGTTTTTATTTCTGGTGAACAGACAGTTACTTCATAATTTGACATATATTTGTTTTTATTTTCTTCCAGGAATGTTAGTTGTATTGTCTACCAATTGTTTTTTTCCACCAGAAATAAGTTTTTTAATCTCTGATCTAACAAACTCTTCCAACTCATCTATCATAACCCCAAATAGGTTAGTCATTTTTCCTTTAACTTCATTTATCCCGTCTATTGCTCCTTCAATAAAAGCATTTTCTATTTCTGCAGTTGATTTTTGATAATAAGAAGTTTGTTGTTCTGCAAGTCCCATTGGTGACCCTGAACCTAAAAGATTACTTTGGTCCATTCCTCCATTAAAAGTTCCATTTCTATATCCAGTTAAAAGTTCCCTTGCTGCTGAAAGGTTACCTTGTAAACCAAAAGCAGATGCTACATTATAAGTCTGATAAGAATCATCCCCTCCCAACTCACTTAAATATTTCATCACTGAACCAAAATACTTTTCTGAACCAAGACCTTTTTGTGTTTCTATTCCAATATCGGCAAGATTCATATCAGGATATTCTTTTTTCATTAAATGAAAAGATAAAGCCTTCATAGTGTCTGAGCTTGGGTTAGCTAAAGAAGATTGTACTGAGTTAATTAAGCCTCCTGACCTACTATCTTTTACGTCAAATTGTCCTCCAACTGCATTAAATTTACTCAAAATATCATAAACAGTTCCTGAGGCAACTGAGGATTGAGTATTCAATAAAGTTTTTTGTAATTGAGTATAGTTTTTAGTTAAAAATTCATTTAAGTAGGTTCTATCATTCTTAAACATTGTAGTTATTCCTTTTTCAAGAACACCACTGACTATATTCCCTAAATCTTTATCTCCCTTTTTATTGTGTCTAAGTAATTCAAGTAAAGACAAACTTGTTTCTTCTTTTACTCCATACCCTTTTTCTAACCCTAAAACATCTCTTGTAGAATTTCCTAATCCACTACTACTTCCTTTCCTACTTGCTATATTATATTGTAATTGAGAAATCTCATTAAAACTCTTTCCTAAATGTGAATAATCTTGTCCTAATCCTGAAATATACCCTTTTCCACCAAGAGGTCCATTGTTATTGTCAACTGACCCTAATCCACCAGTCATTGCTTTTAAAGCCAAGTTTGATATTGTTAAATCTTCCCTTGTTTTATAAGTTCTTTCTAAGGCTGACCCTGCAAATTCTCCTAATTTGCCTCCTGCCTGAATACCAAGAACTCCAAGAGAACTGTTACCTAAACCAAATCCTGCTCCTGAGGCCCCTAAAACCATATCACCTAAACTACCTAAAACTCCTGCAATTGAAGCTCCCATTATAGACATCATAGGCTTGATATATTCAAGTTCATTCTTTGCTCCTGGCATACTTGAAACCATAGAACCTAATCTATCAACTAAAATTCCATTAGCAACTGACATCATGTTAGCAAGAGCAGGAGAAGGTCTTTTTTCTTCATCAGATGGATTTTCTCCACCAACTCCCTCAGTTACTATTCTATTAGATAAATCAGTAAGTTCATCTATATTTTCTGTTTGAAGGTTCTCAAGAGTTTCATTTCCACTTATAATTGCTCCTATCTGACCTTGAGAACCTGTTCTAATGCCTTCTAAAATTAATCTAAGTTGTTGCAAGACAAGATTATCATCCCTCTCTCCTTCTCTATGTTCACTAACTCTATCTTCTGCATCTCTAAGAATTGTTTCAGGATCTAGAAAGTTTCTTGACTGTGCTATCCTTGCCTCCTCCTCCCTATATTGCTGAGGAGTTATGTTTCCATTAGTTCTATTTTCAGCATTTAAAGCTGCCCTAGCATCTAAACTTGAATTTACAGACTGTATTCTGTTTCTTGCCTCCTGTCTAATTGACTCCTCTGCAATCCTTCTAGTTAAAAGTCTTTCTCTCTCAAGAGCCTTTATTCTTTCTTCTACTGCTTTTAATTGGTCTTTTCCAGTTTGTCCTTGTCTTTGAGAATCTCTTATAAATTGATTAGCCATATTAGTTGACCTCTCTCTTACAGAATCCATATAAGAAAGGACATTACTGCCTTGAACATTAAAACTTACAGTTTGATTACTCATTAAATTTATCTATATCTAAGTTAAAGAAAGCATCTTCATTTTCTTTTTCATCTTTTTCAATTGATTCTTCCTTAAATAAAATTCCTTTTGCATAAGATGTTTTATTTTTATTTCTTTCAATTGATTCTTCCTTAATTGTGGTAAAGAGAGTTTCTTCAAGAAATTCTAAAGTTATATCAATTTGACAAGAATCAAGATGTTCTTTTGAAAGAAATGAAATGTTATATCTTTTTCTCCATAATCTGTCAAATGGGAACATATAATTCCAACTTAACAAGAAATCTCTTGACTCCTTTTGTCTATTCATTATTTTTTTCTTTTACATCTTCAACCTTTGGTTTAAATATAAAAGAAAGTAAATCATCATACCAAGGTCTAAATTGTTTAGTATAAATTCCAACCAATTCTAATCCATCTTCTAAAGAAAGGTCATTCATTGGAACATTTATGGTTTTTTCTAAGTCAGGACAAAGAATTTTAAAGTGAGAAATAGTATCAACCAGTTGTTGAGCATATCCAGACTCTATCCCACTATATCCTAATTCTTGGTATCTTGGTGAAAGTTTAGATTTTAATGAATGGATCTCAATATATTGTCTATTATTAGGAAAAGTAATTTCATATTCTTTTTCTCTAAATACTATTTTTGTTGTACGATTCATGGTTCTTGTTTATATTTTTAAAGTTAAAGTTTTTTATTGTAAAAACAAAAGGCCACCTTTTAAACAAGTGGCCTTTAATTATCTAATGTTTTATTATTTCTTATGGAGTTTCTAATATTGGATCTAAGTACTTGAAGGATTGTGAGTGACCAGCAATTGAACCTTCTGAAATATCAAGAGAGTCAGATTCAATCAAGCAACGTTTTACTATTGCATGAGGAACTGCTTTTGGAATTATAGTTCCATCAGGATTAATAACATCTCTAACTTTTTTGTAAATATCAACCTGTACTCCAATATCACTATCCAGTACTATCTGGTCTTCAAAAGATTCAAGACCTTGAAAAACTTGAGAACCTGCTGAGGAAAATTTTCTTCTTATTCCTTGTGGAATTCCAGTTGCATTTTCTCCTGTAAATTTAATTTCCATAAATTCACAACTTAAAGTTCCATCCCACTCAGTTGCTGCTTGTTCAGAAGGAAGAATAGTACCAATTCCTCTAACTGGTTGTCTTCTTATTTGTTCTTGAATTCTAACAGATTTCATCCTGCCTATAACCTTACCTTTACTTTTAATCAAGGCAATGGCTCCTGTAAGTACTTTTTCACTCATTTTGTTTATTTTTCAAGGATAAATCCAGTAAATAATGCTTTTGATACTTCAAAATTAGGGACAAACTCATAAGTAATATGGTAATTATCTTGAGTAGTTTCTACATTTATATTTGAAAATCTTAAAATTAAATTGTCTTGTTTTGAAGTTGCAATTTTTGTAGATAAGAATCCATCTAACCAGGTTTTAATATCAATTTCAGAAATAGTATTTCTATTTGGTCCTTGCTCAGTTGCAAATAAATCCCTTTTACAGTTGAAAATTATTTCTTTATTCAATTGAGAACAGATTCTTTTTAATGCTTTTGAGAAAGAAGTAGAATCAGGGTTTACTAAATTTGAATTTTCTTGTAAAGTGTTTATTCCTTGACCACAAACTATTCTACTTAACTCAGTATCATAGTAGGAGTACATTATACCATTATCTAAGCAAAATTCTTGATCTTCCTCTGAAAGTAGTTGAGTTTCACCATCTATATCTAACCATTTAAAAGTTAAAGGAACTTGTGGAGGTAACCCTGCTTCTCTTCCACAAATCAAGAAAGTTTTATACATTGAATTGTATTGCCTTATTACTGGCAACCCTCTTCTACTTTTTAAAACTCCACCATGGACAACAGTTGCAATATCTGAGTTTAATTCTTTCACCAACCCTTCTGACTGACTTAGAGAACTTCCTTTAAATTCAGTTTTATTAGAACCTCCTGCAATGTATAAGAATCTTTCAAACTTACCATTTTTACACAAGTCTAACAACTTACCATTCTCAACACTGTTACCATTAGCTCCAGAATCAGTTGAGATATAAAAAGAATTATCAAGATCTTTCAAGAAAGGAAGAACTGTATCAAAATCAATAGAACCATAATTTTCAGTACCACCTACTGCAAGATTGAAGTCAGGATAAGAAGTTAAGTCACCAGGTTTTATTTCTCCTCCTGTTAAGTTAATTAATCCTAAACCTCCACTTTCATAAGAAGCACCATTTTTAAGTTTAAACCAACTCAAAAAAGTATAGTCAGTTTCCATCCAGTTTACAAGTTGGGAAATATAAGAAAATTCAGGGGAACTTAATACATTTCTTGGAATTGCTTTTTCAGGAGAAATTCCATCTAATGGTTTGTAAGAATTTTCTATATCATCTCCTTTATAAGTACCTAAATAAAATTCAAGTTTATACTTTGAAGGATCTTTCTTTCCTTTTACTAATTTTATTGCATACCCTTTTGATAAGTTTCCAGATGTTAAGACACCATTTGCTCCTGTACCCTCATCTAATGGTTGAATAGTAAAAGAACCATTTTCTAAAACAAACTCTACTTCTGATGAAGTTGTGGTTGCTGCTTTTACATAATACAACTTGGAACAACCAGAAATTCCTCTACCACTACCTCCTGGTAAAAATAAGGCTTCTGATAACAACCATAAAAGTCCACCTTTAATATGTGACTTAAAATCGTCTAATCTTGTAAATTCATAAATAGAATTTTTTCCTTCTGAGTGTTCTCCATTAATGCCTGACCCTGCTGCCCAACCATTCCCTAAAGAACCATTGTCAACTATAACCACATTACCATAAGAAAGTTCTACAGGAGGGTTTTGAATACCAGACTTAATTTCTGAATATACACCAGGTCTGATAACCCTTTTACCTCCAACTATAATTGCTGTTGCCATATTCGTTTTATTATCTTAAAAATAATAATTTTTCTTCTATTTTAGTTAATATTATTCTTTTTCTTCTTCTTCTTTTGGAATTCCTTCCAATTCTATTGGTTTCCAAGGAAAAATAATTTGTTTATCCAATTGTAAAGTTGAAGATTCATATTCCAATGAAATTCTTATAACTCTTACAAAAATGCCTTTAGGGACTAACTCAGTGTAAGGATTTAGATCTTGCATTGAAATAGAAAGATTTTCTAATCCTGCAATTGAAAAAGATGGAATTAAAGAAGTCAAGATTCCTCTCATTATATGTGATAGCATAACTCCTTCATTACTGTTGTCTGTTGTAATAACGACATCATAAGTTCCTTTATATCTTCTATTAAATACATTCTGAACTGTTGTACTGACTATTTCATCATCCAAATAAGAGTCATCAAAGAAAGGAGATTCATTTCCTTCCCCAACTGCAACTGAGTTGGTATGACTTTGGTCTCCTGCTAATGTTATATGAACATGAGGAGGAGTATGTCTATCCACATCAAACCCTAAACTAACATGAAGGTACTTTGGATTCCCTTTGTCTTTTAAAAAGATAGACTTTGCTTGTTCATAAAAATTATATTTTTGAAAAACTAAACCATCTGTTAGTCTGTATAAGTATTTTAAAGTTTCAGGAGTTGAGGTGTCTAACAAAGAAATCCTTATTTGTTCCTTCACTGCCTCTATTCCATTGTGAATTATAAATTCTGGAACAAGTAATAATTTTCTCATATTAACCCTAATTTTTCTAATTCTAAATCTAATAAACTGGAAACTTCACTGTCTAAACTCATATTTTCAAATGTTCTATTCATAAAGTTCCTTTCTTTTATACCGGGGTGAATGAAAGAATTAGGGTCAGAGAGTTCAGAAACTCTTCTAAAAGAATTATAAGTACTTTGTCCTGTTGCTGAGTCAGTTTCTTTTCTTATGCCTTGATAAATAGAACTTTTATGAGAATATTCAGCATAAACTTTTCCTGCACCATCTGTAACCTCTTTCCTAACTCCTAATGTCTGTCTTTTTGGTGTTAACATTGAGTCTTGAATGCCTGAAGAATTCCCACTTGGTGTTGCTGAATCTAACTTCTTTGCAACCTTATAAACTGAATTAGGCATTCTTCCTGTAAATAAATCACTTTCTCCAAGTGCAGAAGGAGTAGCCCATCTAAAAGGAATTGTTAAGTATTTATTTCCTGCTTTTGTTACTTTAACTTTTGAAGATCTAAGAATTCCTTCTTTCATGTCAAAAGCACTTCCCCCTCTTTCAATCATCTGAATTAAAGAATCTTGTGAGAAATCAAGCATTACTGTCCCTACCATCCTGCCTTCATCAACAAGTCTTAAACTTTGTAAATATCTCCTTCTTGTTGTTTTCAATTCCTGAGAAACCATTGCTTCAAGTTGACCAAGATAACTTAATGCTAATCCTTTTGCTATATTGTCAAACATAGTTTCTAAATCACCATGAGTTACAGAAGTAAATTGGTCAACTATATCTTGTGAATTTATCTCAATTGGGACTAACATTTATTAGAAATTTTATTTTCTTTTAAAACATTATCAATAGTTACATTTTCAACTGGTCTCAACTCATAATGAGTTCTTCTTGCTAAGGAAGCCACTGGTAAACTTTGATTTAACTCAAACCCTTCTTGATACTTATAACTTTGCATTGTTTCCCTTTTAAACTCAATTATACAATAAGAGGGAGAAAAATAATATTTAATAGAAACCATTATCTGAGAAACATCAGCAGGAAGGATATCTGTGCTTATTTGTACTTTATTTCTTGGTCCAGATGTAAATAATTCAATAGGAAGGTCTTGCAACCCTTCATCTGAGGAAATAAATAAACAACTAACTAAAATATGCTTTATTGGATAGGCTGAAAAAGAAACAAGTTTCCCTTCAATTAAGTTGAATGTTAAAACTTCGTTATGAATACTTTCCCCGTCAATCAAAGTAATTCTGTCCATAAATGATACTGTATCTTTAACCTGAGAGGTTACATTGATAGTTCCTCTTGCTTCTTCTGACCAAGGCTTATAATCATTGGTTACAGAGACATTGGTGATAAGCATTCTTGTTTGCTTAGGGTTTATAAAAACCCATCCTGACCCTCCACAATTATTGCAGTTTGATAAATGGTTTGTAGATTCACTTTTACAAGGACAGACTAATGCTTTTTCATGAATTACTTCTCTCCCTTTTTGATAAAGAAGGTTTTCAAAGTCATTTTTCTCAAAATCAGCTCTTGGTGGAAGAATAGTATATTCACTCATTATTTTTGTCTTTAAAAACTTCACTTAAATATGGTCCATACATTCCCGTCTTTCTTTGATATTCTAAAATTTCATCAGGAGTTAATTCTACAACTGCTAAATATTCGTCAAATGAACTATCTAAAACCCCATCAACTGTAGGGTCAAAATATTTACCATCTTTCTCACACCAAGCATGTTCAATTGGTATCCCCATAAACATTGCATACCCTTCCACATAATTAACTCCTTCATTTATAAAGCAACACTTAGCTGCATTCTTATAACATTCTTTCAACTCAGGTCTACCAATCTTAACACCTAAGTCTTTACTTCTTGAAATTGGAGTAACTTTTGAATTATCAAGTTGCCATTTATAGAATTCTTGTTGCTTTCCAGTGGTAAAAGAAGAAATTTGTTTTAAGTGTTTTTTGCCTTCTGATTCTTCTTCTTTTTTACCTTCTTCTCTTAATTGATAATAGATCTTACCATTACGGTTAACTTGAACTTGTTTCTTCCCTTTTTCAAAAGAATTTGAAATCCTTTGTTTTTTTAATTCTATTATTTCAGAAACTGAGTACATAATTAAGCAACTCCCATAGTTAAAGCAGTATAAGTATCATAAAGTCTATTTAATAAAGTATTAGGCTTTGTAACATCTAAAATTTCTGCATATTGTTTTAATCTTGCTCCCCACACTCCTGTCTGACCATTAACATAAGTAGAATAAGATTGTGATAAACCATCTATTGAAATAGATTTAGAAGACAAACCAAAACCAACTCCGCCAAATGAAGTACCATTAGGAGCTAATGTATCTTGACCATCCTGATTGACAACTTTTCTTAAACTTCCTGACATTAAGGCATCTGAAATTATTTGCAAGACTTTTATTGAAGTCATCATTCCAATTACATCTAAAAGTTCAGGGGGAGGGACATCCCAACCAGTCACATATTTAATGCTCCAATAATTTGGAATAGTTTTAGAAGCAGTATAATGGGAATTAGGCATAACTCCTGAGTAAATTAATGCCTCAGTTGTGGTTGAGTTTCTTGTAGGTACCATATTAATAGACCTGTGGAACAACTTACCATCACTTGTCTTCCTTGTACTCATCCATTCCCTAGGGTAAGTTATTTGTCTTGTTGTACCTAAATATCCTTCTAATGAAATTGGACAAACTACTGGATAAGTTACTCTAAGATAATTCCAGTTGACCCAGTCATCTCTATAAAAATCTTTATTTTCATGAACTATCTGTTTTGGTATCTTTAAAGTAAGAAAATTTTCCAATTCAGAAATAGCACTATCTATAAAGAAAGATAAACTTGATTCTGTAACTGACTCAGGCAAAGGAATTCCAGGTAAATATCTTTCTTTCAAGTCTTGTACCGAAAAGACAGTATTTAACTTTTGCTCAAAAGGGGCAAGTAAAATTAATTGACCCATATATCTTATTTTAGTTTAGTAGCTAAATAATTAATTAAGTCTTGTTTTTTTAAATTCTTCCATTCCTTCTCTGTAAAAGGCTCAGCCATTACTTGCAATTCAGGGACAGTTAGACCACTCAATGACTCAATAACCTCTAATTCACTCAAACTAACTTCTTCTCCTTCTGATAGTTTTAATCCTTCTTCTGTTGTTTGAGGTAAAATTTGACCTTTATCATTTTTTTTCTTTTCTAAAACTTCTCCTCCTTCTGTTGTTTGAGGAGCAATTGGTTCTCTTATCTCAAATCCTTCAACTGTTTCAACAAATTTTTCTCCTAAATTTTTCTCAACTTTAAAAGTTCCACATGAAGGAATAAAGAAGAAACCTAAGATAGGCAAAGTTACTTGTCTACCATTTCTATAATTTCCTTTTTCAGTTGTGCTAACTGTAACTTGTTCTTGCTCTATCATTTTTCAATTCTTTAAGTAAGTTAAATATAATAAAAAAAGAGGAACAAACGTTCCTCTTTTTCTTTATGTTATTCTAAGTCTTAAGATTTTTTGTAAACCTTTCCTACATTTATAAACCTAACAAATTTCTTAGGAGTATATAATTGAGGAGTTCCAAATAAGAAAGTGATAAATCTTCTACTCATTGACAATACTGCTAAATCAAGTTTAGACATTGGAGCCAATTGTTTGAAACTTAAAACTTCTTCATCCATTTGAGTTTGGAAGCATTGTTCTGTATCAGGCAAGAAATAACCTCTATCCCCAATAGCACCAGAACTTGAACCATTATAGCCTGAGTTAACTTGTGCTAAACTTACTTTGAAGATTGGAAAAAATTCCAATCCTGTTGGAGTAGATGCAAGAGTTACTTTTGTTCTATAAACAACATAACCAGAAGGACTGTTAGGGCCTGTTCCTAAAATTGGTGTAATGTCTGCTCTGTATCCTGCTGCAAGAGTAACTGGAGTTGTGTAGACAGTCAAATTTGACTCACCATTACGGTTAAGTGTACTTACTGCATAAAAGACATCTCCAAGTTCTCCAGTTTTATATTTTGATAAACCATCTAATGCTAAAGCAACTGTAACACTTGCAGGTGCTGTTGGTGCTTTTACTGAGGTTGCAGGAGTAGAAAGTAATTTTGAAGGATCTGCTTTCATGAATTTATCAGACATTAAAGCAATATCACCAAGTGTAGTTGAAATTGCTTTTGGAACAACTCCAAGTGTACCTTCAAATCCTCTACCATCCATCAAGATTCTTTGGTCTTGGTAGTAATCTTTTGCAAGTGCTGAAATTACAGTTGTAGGAGCAAATAAAGTGTCTGGTGAACCATAGTTAGCATCTATATTAACAGAAGAAGTTTCAACATCATCTTGAGTCAATGTAGCACCTCTAAGGTCAATAACAGAAGTTGAGTTGTAGTATTCTTCAAAAGTTGCATACAAGAATTCTTGTGTAACTCCAATAGAAGCATGTTGTTTGTAAAGTGAGTTAAATTCCTGAGGAACTATATCTTCATCTGCTTTTGTCAATGAAGTATTAACAAGTCTAAGAATCCACATCATCTTGTTCTCAGTTTCTTTTCTCATTGCATCTACAAAACTACGAACCATCTGAGCCTGCATTGTAACTTCTCCAGTCACCTGCATATATTTTACTTTCTCAGATCTACGAATGTATTGAGAATCCTCTACATCAGAAAGTTCCCCTTCATTATAAAATCCTCCTCTTTGTGTACCATAACTTGAAAGTTGCAAGAACTCTTCTACTGTATTATAAGCAGTAAGTTTTGGAATGGCATTCCATAATTTTACATCCTTTGTTCTAAACTCTAATAGTTTAAGAGTAGTTTCCAAAGATTCAGCCTTTAAAGGCTCTTGAGTCAGCATCTGACCAGTTGTGTCTCTACCAGTTATCTGGCCGGCTTGCATTGCTTTCTGTAATTCAAGTGACCCTTCTGCAGAACCTCCAAGAAAACCTGCTTCGACGTTGTAATCGTTTAACGTTATCATGTTAATTTTCTTTATTTTTTTTCTTCACGATTTTCGATTTTTAAATAGCAATTATCAATTTATAACATCAATTCCTCTACTTGATAGAAAAGGAAGTATTTCTGTAGGCAATGATTTAGCAATTTCTAAGTCCATAATTGACTTTTCAATCAATTGGTTTGGTTTTCCAAGAACCATTGATTTTTGGAATTCTTCAAACAATTGTTCTTTTATGTAGTTACGGTGCTGAGGAATTGAAAGTGAATATTGGTTACCTTGTGAATCTTGAGACTTTTCAAATCTTTCAACTCCTCTAAGGTTAGTAATTGATTTTTTTGGATATGGAGTATTTCCAACTTTTAAAACTTGTTCTTGTAAAGATGCAATTTCTTGCCTCAATAAAGAACTTTCATCATAAGATTTTTGAAGTAAATCACCAATTGCTTCAAATCTATCAGAAATTTGTTCTCCTAAATTTTCTACAACTTTAAAGTTTTCATCATAAGATTTTTGAAGTAAATCAGAAAATCCTGTTGCCAGTTTACTAAAATCAAATGAGTCTTTACTTTTTTCTACAACTTCTTTTTCAGGTTCTTCTTCCTCAGGAACTTCTTCTTCCTTAGATTTGGATTTTTTCTTATCTTCTTCTTCCTCAAGTTCTTTTTCCTCAGGAACTTCATCAGTTTTATCTAAAGGAGAATCATTTTTACCTTTTTCCAATTTAATTGATTCTTCTAGAATTGAAAAAGATTTATTTAAAACTTCTTGGGTTATAGTTTTCATTGAAAATAATTTTAAGGCTGTTTCTTCAATAAATGAAAAGATATCTTCTATTTTAGACTCTTTTTCATTCTCGAAATTAAATTTACTAATTATTTGTGAATAAACATTACTTTTTAGTAACTTTTTTTGTTTTCTATATGGATCTCCTTCAACTGATTCTTGCATAGGGATATTAGCAGTTGACATTGATTTTCCTACATCTAACATTAACTTAGATACAAAATCATCATTAGGGTCAAGTTCTGTAAAATTTTCTTGAAGAAAAGTTATTACATTATCTCTATTTAAATCCCTTCCATTACTCCAATTACACCATCCATCAACTAAAGACTTATTATCTTCTGTTTCTCCTATGAAAGATTCATTATAAGTACCTTTAACAATTGATAGCAAAGTATTTGAGTTTTTAGGACAATGAGTCAAAGCAATACCTGTTATAATTGCTTTCCTTACTTTCTTAGGATTTACTGGATCTCTCTGTACAACTGTTCCTTCAATTGAGAAGCCTATATTTCTTTCAGGATCTTCCTCTTCCAAGGATTTTGCTAAATCATAGATATCTCTTGCTGCCTTCACTCCTGAATAAAGAAATCCTTCTACATAAAATTGCTTTTTAGGTAAAACTTTTGCCATTGTAGGCCTTCCTATGATGGCTCCTGGATCTTTTGACCCTTGGTGGTTCCAATTGAAATAACCACTAGCAAGAAGAGGAGAAAAATCAAAACCATCTGGATCTAAAAATTCACCATCAAAATCCTCATCTCCTGTAGAACATACTCCTTTTATTTTCATTTTGTCCTTACTACCACTTTTCTCAAATTGAGCAGGGACAAAGAAATTGAATTTATTATCTTGTATTTTCATAACCAGTCTGTAATATAATTAAATTCTACTTGCTATCAAATAGGCTCTATGATAATCAGCAAGACTAACTGTGCCTTCATTAAATCCTTTCTTTATAACTTCAAAAGATAGTCTTGAAAGTGTCTTGGTTTCTTTTTTATATTTTTCCTCATCTATCAACTTTTCCTCAAATGCTTTTGATAAAGAAGATTTTCTTTCAAAAAGATGAGTTGGGTTCACTTCCAGGATATCTTCATCAAATTCTTGGCAAAGAGATAAAGGAAGGTCTAAAAGGGTTGAATGTAAGTCTAAAATTAAATCATAATCACCAATTCTTTCAATAGGGGTCCATTGTAGTCTATAATGTTCCTCATTATCTAATATCATTCCTTCAATATCATCAATATGGGTTTCAAAATATTCTATAACACAATCTTCTTTCTCAACTCTTTTCAGAAATCTAAATTGCAAGTTTGAAATACTTCCTAAATTTGTTTCTTCTAATAATTCTCTTTCTGCTGCTTCAACAAAACTTTCTCCTGCATCTACTTTCCCTCCTGGTAAACCCCATACACCTGGCATAAAGTCATCTTGATAAGATCTTTGAAGCAATAAGATTTCTCCTTTTGAGTTTCTTACAACTGTATCTGCATAATATTTCCTTTTGTCTTTCTTTTGAGAAAGTAAGTCTTTAAATTTATTAATAAAAGGCTTAAAAGTATCTGACCAAAAAGTCCCATTATCTGAGTTTGGTTCTGCTTCATTTGTCTGATTAAATCCTAATTCTATCATTGCTTTCTTTAATTCTTCAGATTCCCATATATTTTTCATACTTTGAAAAATCTTTTTGTTTTTAGATAATTTATCAGTTGTAAGTAATTCACCTCTATACATTAAACCACTTGTTAAATCGTCTATATTTATCTTACCTGATAATATTTTCTTATTAACCTCAGGCACTTTTTTATCTTTCAACTTTTTGAGAACATAGATTTCAATCTCTGAGTTAGAATATCCACTATCTTGTAAAATTTTATAGCAGTCATTTGAGATTGAATAAGTTGGAGTAAATCTTTGAAGGTATTTATTACTTAAATTAATCCCTTTCTCATAATCATCTTTATTCTCATGAACTCCTGTAATTGAATTAAAAGTAGTGAAAATAGGCACACCTTCATAACTTTCTCTATTTTCTTTTAAGATATGTTTAACTCTGTATTTTAAAGAATCTAAGTTTGGAGAGACTTGTAAATTATTATAAAATGGATCTACTATGTCTGTCTTTATATGTTGAGAAATATCCCTGTTTGAATTAATCAATAAATTATCTATAAAATTTATGTCTAAGTCAAGATGGGCTCTTAAAAGTTTTTCTTTTACATCACTGTAAGTTTTATTGGTATTAGTTTCTTTAAATCTTTTATGTTTGTTGAGACTTTTAGTTTCTCCTGTTTCTATAAATCTGTCAATTTCTTTTTTATTCAAAGAATAGAAAGAATAGTATTCAGCAAATGCTTCCTCAGGAGACTTTGCACTATATTCAGTTATTAAAAGGGTTTGAGAATTACTTCCTTCTCTTTTAATATCTTCATCAGATCCAGTTGCCACATAAGATTTTCCTCCATGAAACTGACCCCAAGACCAACCACATTCAATAACAAATCTTTTATAAAGAATACTGTTTATTCTTCCTAATTTTTGACTTACTGAATGACCAATCTCATGAGTCATAACAGAAAGAAGTTCTAAGGGGCTGTTAATATCAAAGTTATCACTTGCTTTGGATAAAGACTGTGAACTTAGAAAAATGTCTTTACTTGAAGGACTATAATGAGCGTAACTGTTATCTGTACCCGGTAAATATTCATTTTGTTTTCTAAATGAGGTTAATTCATTATTTGTTTTCAAATGACCTTCTGGAAGTTTTTCAGAAAGTTTTTCTACATAATAAAGCATCTCAAGTTCTTTAAAACCAAATGAACCTACTAATGATTTATTTGTTCTTTCTTTAAATCTTGCAGAAAGTAGGGTTGAAATTAAACTACTGCCCCCTGTGACTGCCTCAATTCCACTTTTTATTTCTTCAATAGATGCTTCTACAACTTTAGTTTCATTAGTAGATAGATTAGTTAAATATAAATTGTAAGAACCATCTGATTTTGGACCTCTCCTGTTGTTAATCAAGTAAGTTGTTCCTGAAAAAGAAACTAATCTACCAGGAAGGTCATTCATTAAGTCATTGGTTTCTTTTTTATCTATTTCTCTTAATTCCTTATAAAAATCTTCAACTGGAGAATCTATATTTAAGTCAGGATATTTCTCATTGAATATTTTTTGAGATTCTTCCTTTATTTCTTTCTTAAATCTATCTTGATAAGATGAAAGACCTTTTGCTAACTTTGTTTTTAAAGTATCTTGAATACCCCAACTATCTTTGAAAGTTTTTGATATAGAAAGCATTTGTTCAGAAAAAGTATCTGTAATGGCTCTTATAGATACATATTCTTGTGAATTGGTTAGTATTTCAATAAATTCTTGAAACCTACCATAAACTACTTTTTTTTCACCATCAAAGTTAAATCCTGCTCTTAAATCATCAAGTACAGATTGTAAAGTTTCTTTTACATCTTGATAATCTTCCTGACTCATTGTAAGTTCAGAATCCTCAATGTAACTTTCTTTAACTCTTTTTTTGATTTCTTTTATTTGTTCAGAAGTTAACCTAACAGTATCTGAGTCATTCTGTAAATCTAGTTCTGCATAAATTTCAGAATTTAATTTCAAAAAATTATCAATGTACCTTTTTTCAAGTGCCATTTTGAAAGAAAAAACCTCTCCACCATTCCAGTCTTTATAACCCTCAAACTCAGCAGCAGTAAATTCTTTACCACTCTTAGTTTTCATTTCGTTAAGAACCCTTTTTAACCATATTGCCCCATCTGCTGGTTCTTTGAACTTGTGAATTTCTCTTCCAATTCTCTCAATTAATTCAATGAGGGAAGAAATCCCACTTGGAATTTTTGGTACTGGTTTCCAGGGAGAATGGACATTATCAAAGATTGAGTTATCATGAGTTTTAACCATCCAACCCTCAGACCATAAACTTTGTGTTCCAACTGGTGATTTTTTTCCAACCATCTTATATTTGTAATCTTTTTTTACATTCTTGTAACATTGGAGTAAAATCAGGACTTTCTCCATGTCCATCTAGTATTAGCATAAGTAAAGACTTAACTAATGATTCTGTAGTTATATTATTAAACATCTTTTTCTAATTTTAAAAATTATCCTAATCCATATTGTTGCAACAAAAAGATTTCTAACTTTCTTTGGTCATACTCTCCTGTTCTTTCTCTTTGAGTTCTTGCTTGCATTATTATAGTACCAAGAACCCTGTTGTTTATTTGTTCTATCCTAGCATATTGTCTAGTATTATTCATAATCTCAAAAGCCATTTCCTTGTCTTCAAAGGTTGCTTCAATTTCTTCTTTATCATCTGTCAAGATCTTAGCATAAGGCAAGACATTTTTAAGTCTCTGTATTGCTTGTTCTGCAGTCATTGTAAGATCAATTGAGGAGCACCTTGATTCTGTAATAGGAGAAGCTCCTGCAGCATCTAGTTCCTTTTTAGTTAGGTTGGTGATAAACAACATTCTACCCGTAAATCTAAATCTACTTGGAACAGTATCCCCTTTTCCAGGTTCAGTTTCTTTTAAAGGTTTTGCCCATTGACATTTATTATCTCCTGAGGTATCTAATGCTTTCTTAAATACATTTATCAAATCATCATCTTTCCACATGGAGTCAAAATCATCAAAAACTATAAGTTTGTTTGAATGTTCATACATTGCTCTTTGAATTGCAAGTGAACCTCCTTTTCCAGACATAATATAATAATCATAATCAGGACCTCCATTTTCTAAACCTAATTCTTCATCAAACTCTCTTAAACCATTTTCTGCTGCTACTTTCTCAAATGTGTAAGTCTTTCCAATCCCTCCTGTTCCATAAGCCATTACTGCTTTTGGAAATCTGTTGACTACAAGTGTGGTTAATCTTTGTTCATAAGAATCCCATTTGTCTTCAACTGTTAAACCGTACTTGTCAATAATTTCTTGCTTTAAATTTCTTTGTGCCTCAAAAGCTGCTTTTGAACCAAATTTATCTTGAATCTCAGAAATAGACATTTTTTGAACTTCTTCATCTTGTAACTTTGATACTGTTCCAGGAGGAGGGGAAGATGGTAAAATAGAATTTACACTATCATTATAATCATCTGAGTTTAATTGAACTTCTTTTTTAAGAGCTTCTTTAATGTCCCCAGGATATTTATGTCCTGAAAGTGTTGCTAAAGTTTTTTTATCATAAATACCAAGACTTGCAAGTTTCCTAAATTTTTCAGTAGATTTCAAAGAATCATTAGAAACTATTTCTTGAACACTTGTGTCTTCATCAGCAGTCATATCCCCTGTCTTTCTATATCTATTATGCTGTAAGTCATCAGATTGTCCAGTATCAGGATTAACCCACCTTACTGCATAATGAAAAGAACCATCCTTCATTGAAACTTTAACTTTCTTTTTTATTTTACCAGAAATAGATTTTTCCAAAGAATCTACTTGCATTAAATGAAAGTTTCTAATTTCCTCAATAGAAAATCCCTTTAATATATCTTCCTTAAGCTCCCCTTGGTAAAGTTGAAGAATCCTCCTTGCTTGAACTTCTTTCCCTTTGTGCATTTATACTTAGTTTAATAATTAATCTTTTTCTTCTTATTCACCTATTGATCTTTAAACCTTTGTATTTTTTGGTCTTGCTAAAATATAGTGATTAACATCCTTATTATGGTAGTAGATTTGATTCTTTTCATCAATGTCTTTTTTATACCCTTTACCTTGTAAGTGTTTATCTACCTTTTCTTGGTCTTCTTTATGGTAATGCAAATGAGTTTCATTGAATTGAGGACTTACACCTGCCTTATATTCTCCAGAATACCCAGACATTGTATTTTCCAGTGTCTTTTTATGACCTTCTATCTCATGATTATTATCATAAGTCTTAATTTTCTTTTCTTCCCTTTGTTCTGGAGTCATAGACAAGACCTTTTCTTTATGAAACTTAGCTGCATCATAGTGGTCTTGACCAGTAAAGTCTTTATAATCCTTAGCTCTACCACTTTCATAAATCGGTTTCCCGGACTTGGTATGACCAATTACTTTTCCTCCCTTACTACCTTCACCACCCTTTTCGATAGTGTCTTGATTAAAAGAATTAAAAATATTGTTTGAAATACTTTGTCTTCTTTCTTTAATATGATTAGAATCCATGGTTTAATTATTTTAGTTTAAAGATAATAAAATTTCAGTTAATTATTTCTTCAATTTTAGATTGTAACTTACTAATTCTTTTTTGATAATCACTGTGAATTGCTCTTAACCTTTCTGGTTTATATGCCTGTTGATGTCTTTGCCAAGTTTCCTTTCTTTCTTTTTCCATGTAGGCATTAAATTCATCAGGACTATTATTAAAATTAGCTTTTCCACCATTATTCATTTTATCAAAAGTATTGTCAATAGTGATATAAGGATGCTCTGAAATTACTTCTTCATAGGTTTTTGAACTTTCTTTTTCAAACTTATCTACATCTCTTTTATACCAATTACTTTGAATTTCTAAGTCGTATTCTAACTTTTTTCTTTTAGAAAGTTTATTTCTTCTTTCTTCAAGTTTTTGATAAGAATCTTTGTTCTCACTTGCGGGAAGTTTAGTGTGAGAAATATATCTGTAATGTCTATCTTGAATGTTATACCCTCCAGCAATTATTGCTTCAGTTTCCATTTTATACTTTTCCTCTCCCCTTGTCACTGTAAGACTTGCAGAAACAGAACCATTTCTTGTAGTTTTAAATGAATCTACCTTTACTTGGTCAGTTGGTTTGATATACTTAGAAAATGCCTTTATTAAGTCAATAGTAATTCCAAGTTTATAGTATTCAATATCTAAGTTAGTTGGTTCTTCTTTTCCCTCTTTTAAAACTGACTCTATATATTCTTTTGTTTTTTCTTCAAGAAATGGAGTTGCAAGATCTAAAACTTTACTAAGATTAGTTTGAATTTCAGATACTAATGGATTCTCAACCTTCTCCTCTTTCTCACTCCTTTCCCCATGCTTCTCCATACTTGATTTATGGTGGTCGATGTGGTGCTGCTGAGCAGCACTTCTCTTACCACCAGGATGTTCTAAGGTAGCTTTCCCAGATTTTTCATTAACATTCACCCAACCGTCTTCATGCTTAACCCATTTTTCGTTCCCCCAAAGCCGAACCTCTCCAACGACAGCTCTCTTACCCCCTTTTTCAAGTTCAGGTTGGATAAAAGATTGAAGTAGTCTTTCTGATTTAGCTTTTCTTATTGAATTAAAATCCATGTTTAAAGTTAATAAATTATACAGACATTTCTTTACCTGCTATCTTAATTCTAATTGGTTGTCTCTTACGTATCTTAGGGTCAAGTGGGCTTTCTTTAGATTGTACAAAAGATTGTGACTTCATATCCCAAAAGGTGTTTTTCTTTTTTCTAAATAATAAACATCTACAAAAAGGATGAGTTGACCCTACTATTGCTTTCCAGTCAGCAGTCTTTCTACCTATATTGGTACCATTTCCTTTAAGTACTGATAATTTAAAAACTATTGGTTCACTTCTCCACCCTTTTGTGGTGTATAGACTTAGGCAATGTTTACAAGCAGATTCAAAAACCAGTTTATAGACATCAGGGTCAGAATTGTTTGTTTCCCCAAGTTCATCTTTTTCAAACATTGCCCCCCTTCCTTCTTGATAGGCAGTATTAGATTGATATTCTACAATCCTATCAAAATCTCTTTGCCAATCTCCTGTCTTTTCAGAAATGGTATTTGAAATTTCCCTTAATGTCTTCTTTTTTTCTAAACCCTCAACAATCTCCTTTTTCAAGAAATCTTGTTGCCCCTTCAATGTAGAATTAGAAAGTATTCCATTAAGATCTTGGAATATTCTTCCATTCAAAGTTTTTATGTCTGCAAAGGTTTGGTTTTTGATTGCTTGAACTGTTGCAAGTTCTCTTTGAGAAATTGGTATATATTTTCCTTCTTTGACATAATTATAAAGGTCTTTGTATTGCAATTTATTTAAAGCCTTGGTATCATTCAAAGCAACTGCTAGCATACCAAGATGGAAAGAAGTATAGATTGAGTCATTTCCTGGTTGATATAATTCCTCCAAATCAATCCCATTACTAATCAATAAAGACTTATCATACTCAGACAAGAAATCTAAACCTAATTCCCTGCCTATCAAGATAGATTGGTTGTTATTGATAATTGATAAAAGAGTATTTATTTGTTGAGAATCTAAAACCATCTTTACAATTTAAAAAGATAAGTTGTTTTTTTATCATTATCCCATCTATATGAAACCTCACAATCCAATAAAAAAGGTTCTTTCTGTAAATCAAGATTATGAAATTCCCCTACTTTTATATCTTCATTTACTTTTTCTTCATTTGACTGAACAGTTACAAGAATATAAGAAAATTGTTCTTTTTCTTTCATTTCCTTGAAGAATGAAGATATCTTTTCATTAGGCCAGTGGATTATAACATCTTTCAGTAAAAGTAAGTCATACTTGGTTTCTTTAAGTTCATTTAATGAATCTGCATAAAGAAACTTTATATTCTTCTTACCATGCTGTTTTGTGCATTTCTTAACCACCGCCTCTACACAATCAATTCCAAGATATTTAATTCCTGACCAATTGATTAGTTTTGAAAATTGCCAATCCCCTGAACCAAAATCTACTACTGTCTTTACTTTATTTTCTTTCAAGAAATCTTGTAAAAACTGTCTATACCCTTCTGTTATTTCAATAGAACTTCCTCCTCCTGAACCTGCACCCTTCCCCCATAATTCATTACGGTAAATATCAGTAAAGACCTCTGAGTCACTCAATTCCTTTTCAAACCTTTCCTGAACCTCAGGATAGTCAAGATAAAGTCTTTCTTTTACTTTATTGATTATTTTTGGATCTCTTTTAACTTCTCCCCATAAATGAGTATATCTAAAATCTCTTGTTGCTGACTTCATAAAATCATCCCTCAATAAAGTTGAAGCAGTGGTGTTGGTTATTTTTATCAAAGAGGAGATAAAGTATTGCTCAAAAAAGTGATTCTGTGAATGCTTATCCTTAACTTTTTCCCAGTAGTTTAATTCATTATTGAAAATGTATGACTCAACTATTTCTCTCCATTTCTTAAATAAAGAAAAATCATTGCCTCCAACCACTCCACAATTATAAGCCCAGTCAACCTTGGTGTCTATAACTTCTTTCAATTCTTCATGAATATCATTAGGAAGGTTCTCTTTTGCAAACTTTAAAATTGGTGTATATCCTTGGTGAGTTGATAGGTGTTCCTTATTTTGAAAGAAAACCTTTGAGTTTAGAATATTTTCAGGCAGTTTACCCCAGATTATTACATCATTGTCTATATGAATGAAAGGAACAGTTTGCAAGGAATAGACATAAATTTTAGCAAAAGCCCAGAATTGAGGATTAAGTCCTATTTTATCTGTTAAGTCATCAAGTATGGTATAGACTTTATCAAAAGGTATCTGGTAATCCTCAACTATCTTTTTTCCATATTCTGTGGTGTAAAACTCAACTGAAGAAAATTGTTTTTTACTTTCAATAACTGAAAGTGTTAAGACAAGTGCCATTTCCTTAGCACTCCTGAAGCCTCCATTTAGTTTGATTTCAAAGTCTTCCCAATAAGAATAAACTGCTTTCATATTCGATTTATTTTAAGTTATTGTTTTTAAGTATTTTAATATTTCAGTTTTAGTGGATAAAATCATATTTTTTCCACTTTCCTTCATTTTATCTTCCAACTTATAAATCACCTCAAACTGTGGTTTGTCCTTGAAGAATGGTTTCTTTATAGAAAAAGGGACTGCTTTACTTTTGTATAAAAAAGTACCATTTTCTGATTTCTCAATTTTATAATTTGATAGAAAAGTTGTCATTTCTTTTTTAAGATATGAAGTTTAAATTAAAAAAACTTTTGAATATTGTTTTTTTATTTTATCAATTTCTTCTATATTAAGATTTATTTTATACCTTAGATCTCTTGAAACTGAGTCAATAATAACTTTAAGTTTATTCAAACAAGGCTTTGTTAAATAAACTTTCTCATTTTCTAAAACCTTATTTACTTTTCTAAAAATTGTTTTTGAGGAGGAGATTAATAGTGGAGTCAATTCAGGATTTAAAAATCCATAACCATTATCATTTCTCTCAAAATCTGATAATTTAGAAACACCAATCCCATAACTATGAGTTCCTTGAAAATCCCAATAGCAAGAAGCACACCTCCCCCAATGGTCAGCCATCCTATAAACCAAACCCTTCTCCCTATCAACTAAATATTCTGAGGTTGATTTAGGAGAATGAGTATGTTCTAATTTAGGGTTTTCTTTTTTTAATTTTTCCCATTCCAATTCTATTGGATCCACCCATTCCCCTTTCTCATCTGTTTTACTTTCAAATGAGTCATAGGAAAAAAGATTCATAAAAGATGTACTGGTACTCAACCAATAGTCATCTGCATTTACTTTTAATCCTAATGCCACCTTTGCTGAGACACTTACTGGTAACTCACTATATTTTCTTGTAATGGAGGTAATATCTTTGAAAAGATCTTTAAATAAATTATCATCTAAATCAATTTCTATTTTCCCACTTTCTTTTTGTCTTTTTTCTTTTTGTCTTTTTTCTATAAGTTCTTTAACCTCATTTGACTCATCTGTCAAATCTTTTCTAAGAGAGAAATATTCTTTTGCAATTAAATTAAATTCCTCAGAAGCCTCTTTTGCTCTTGATAAACTTACTTTTAAAATAATTCCTGCTAAACCAAATCCATTTTTAGAGGTCCATTCTTTTTCAAAGTTTTCCTCTTTTCTTTTAAAGTCAAGTTCTTTTTCATTAAGTTCTTCTTTTAGAACTTTATTAATTCCTGAGGGAGCAATTGTTTTTTCTTTTTCAATCCCTTTTGAGTCAACCAACTTAACCCATTCTCCTGCATTAACTTTCTTATACTTCTCTCCACCCCAAATTCTAATTTCACCAATATTAGCTTTTGCTTTTTCAAAAGTGGAACAAATATTTGAACAGATTTCTTGCCTTCTTTTTAAGATGTGATTCTCCATTTTAGATTATTGTTTTGGTTTATAATACATTCCACCACTTTTCTTTGTGAAATCTTTATTTCTCCCTTTATTTTCAACAAAACCAAACCTCTTGTAAAAGTTAACAAGACGGGATCTTGAAGTGGTTCCTTTTCTATCATCTTGAAGACCAGGCATTAAACTTATTTCTTTATTGTTATCATCTGCATACTTAACTAACTCATTCATTAAAGAAGTTCCTGTTCCTTGATTTCTATCATTTGGAGACACTTCAACCATATCTAAAGAAATATTATTTTTATGTTCAGATAAAAATAAAGTTTTTAAATTGTGTTTCTCAATAAGTCTTTTTTCCAGTTGTTCAATGGTTTCTATTTTCTTTTTTTTTGTGGTGAATTCTGACTAATACCTTTCTTCTGAATATATTCAAGTGCTTCTTTCTTGGTGTTAAAGTTTTCATTAGAATTTAGACTTTCTATTTTAACTCCTCCATCTTTATATACTCTATAATTAAGTTCTTCTCCATCCTTAGAAAACAACTTTCCTTCAGTTTTTTTATCAAAAATGGATGTATCTTTATTCTTTTCATCAGAAGCCACTTTAGTATTCTGAATCTTATTAGCATCTGCTTTTGCATTAAAATAAATAGGCTTACCTTTCTTGTCATGACCAATAACTTTTCCTCCTCGACTTCCTTCTCCACTTTTTTCAAGAAAATCTTGGTTGTAGGATTTAGAAATATTTTGAGAAATTTCTTGTCTTCTTTTTAAAATATGATTTTCCATTTTATTTAAGTATTAATTTTTGTCCAATTTTTAAAGTGTCTGCTTGTAAACCATTAATTTTCTTTAATGAAGAAACACTTATACTGTTTATCCTAGAAATACTCCATAAAGTATCTCCTGGTTGTACAATGTGGTATTCTTCTTGATACTTTACAGAATTAGTTACATCTTTAGAATTACTGAATGACTGCAATATCAAAGCAACCTCCTCTACCAATTTATCAAGATTTTTTCTATAAGACTGCATATCATCTTTATTAGAAATAAAGCAAATTTCAATCAAGATATTCTCTCCTGTAAGGTTCATCCATCCAAGTCTACCATGATGGGATTCTAGTTCAGTTTTAATGCCTCTCAACCCTCTATATAATCCTCTCACTGGTATCATCAAGATTTTACCAATTGCAATAGAGACGGTAGAGCCTAATTGTCTTTCAAAATCAGTATTGTCTTTTGGTATCAAGACCTCAACTCCTGTTGCTTTATTACTGGAGGAGGAATTGAAATGAATGTCAACAACTATACTTTTTGAACTTGTAAGGTTTTTGAAATATGCAAGAGATTGAGATAAGGTAGAATCATCATAATCAGATACAACTGGTACATTTAGGGATTTAAGTTTATTTGATAATCTTCCTCTAAATAAAACTGTTTCCTCCCCTTCTGTTCCATAAACTGACATAGCACCCATATCCCTCTTTGGATTATTAGTATGTCCTGCTGATAAAAATACTGTTCTCATTATTGCTAATTTTATGTACTATAAAGTTAATAATTTATTTCTTTTTCTTCACCTTTATAGAGAAAGGATGATATTGAAGTCCTACCCCAACAAAAGGCAAGATAGATTTAGAATAAAAATCATATCCTACTCCTATCATTGGGGCAATGGTGAAGATTACTTTTTCTTGTGGAAGTCTATAAGATTCTAAGTTTGTAAGGGTAACATAAGGGTTCTTGCTCACTACATCAATGTAAGTTTCTTTATGTAGTCTTTTTCTTTTTGTGTAAGAAGTAATTACTATGCTGTCTTTTATGTCAATAGAAATAGAATCTTCATTCCCTAAATCACCATTAATATCTACCCAATTATCTTTAAAAGAAAAATATAATGAATAATCAGAAATATAATTAGTTGAATCTTTTTCATGAATAAAAACAGGATTAGAAAAGTAGACAGTATCAGTTTTTAGTTTAACTTTTACAATAGTATTTGAAGAAAGTAATTTAAAATCCTTCAATTGCTTTTCCTTTAATTTTAAACCAGAAGAAAGTGTATTGTATTTAGTTAGTAATTCCTGCTTTTCCAAGACAGTTGATTGAGTCACTAAATGCTGCTGGTCATATTTATCTTTCCATGACTTAGAGATCAGTTCAAAATTTTCTGATTGTCCTTTATAAAAAGTCAAGTCAGAACATGACTTAAAATTAACAAGTAAGAGTATAATTAGTACAACTGCAATTATAAGTATTTTAATCCTCTTTTTCAATGTCTTCATCTTTTTCTTCTTTATGTAGGAAAGGGAATAGTTTAGTGGTTAGGTGTTTAAAAGATAAGAATTTAGGATTAACCACATCTAAATTCTCTTTTATACTTTTTGCTTCAATGAATATTAAGAATTGCTGTCCTATTTTCACCACCCAAACAAGTTCTTTTAAAACCACTTCTCCTCCAATTTCAAATTTTACAAGTAAGTTCAATAGTATCAAAAAGACACTATATTGAATAACTTTACTGACTGTCCTTCTTATACCATAACTTGTAACTCCTCCCCATCCATAAATATGAACAGTTTTCAAGATTCCTGTTATGAGATCTAAGAACATCACCAGCACCAACCAAGGCAAGAAAGATACATCTGAGAAGATATATTTCTGTATAGTTGGTCCTAAAAAAAGGAATGTAATATTTAAAAGTAAAATAAACATGAGTATCTTTATGTGGGAGTTTTCAATTTTAAGTCTTCTAACTATTGTATCCATAACTAATTATTTTTAAAGTAAACTTTTATCTTCTAATAATGCCTTCAAGAATGGATTTTCTTCACTATCATCTCCTTCCTCACCAGAACCTCCTGCATTCCCTTCTTGGTCATCAAACATTCCATTTTCTTCTCCTCCTTGTCCGCCTCCCATCATTGCCATTTGTTCTTGCATTTTTGCTTGAACAAAAGTAGGGTTTAAAATTACATCTCCTCCCTCTACATCTTTCAAGTTTCTTTTCTTTCTAATCTCATTAACAGTTTGGAAGTTGGATAGTTTTTGTATATCAAGATCTAAGTCATCTTTTTCACCTTTCTCACTTTCAATACCTACAAATCTAAATTCATAATCCTTGTCTATCTGAGAAATCAACCATTTATTTATCCAAGACTCAATTGACTTTAACAAGGGTCTCAACCCTTTATCTTTTGAATGTTTTAGTCTTGCTTCATTGTTTCCTTCAAACATTGGTTTAGCATCTCCTGAGCCTCCCATTGGAAAGTTTATTTCAGAAGGGTCAATTTTATAAATGGCACAACAAATCTTTATCAAGAATTCTACATATTTCATATATTCCATGTCTTTATTAGAAACATGAGTATTTATAAAGTCTAACTTGTCTGCATTTATAATAGGGATTTTGTGCATCCCTTGAACTCCTGAAAGTTGCTGAGTCCATTGCCTTCTAAAATCTTCAACGGTTGAAGGATTTATGTTTCCAGTATATTTCAAGATTCCTTTTGGTGCCGAACCAACTTTAAAGAAGTTTGAGTTGTAAGTACCTGCATTTAGAATAGCAGTCACTGTTTGTATCATATCCTCTAATTCTGATACTCCATAACCATTTAGTCTAATATCAGTTTGAGGGTTTCTGATACAAAAAGCAAGTTCCCAAGGATAGTATTCAGAAATTATTTTTCCTTGATACATCTGGACATAACTTGGTGGATACCCTTTTATAAATTTCTCATTCTGTGCATCGTCATCCTGATAGGAATCTGCAATTCTAAAAGTTGCTCCATCTGTTGCAAAGAACTGAGTCACTTCCCCTTTTTTATTTCTAATTATTTCAAAAGTTGCTTGATCTAATGTCAAAGAATCACTAACTATTTTTCCTATAAAAATATCAAAATTATCTCCATCCCAGAAGTTCTCATTATTTCCACAATCAAGAATAAAGTTGGTAATGTATTCTATTTTTTCTTCTTCTTGTTTTGATAATTTCTTTTCTTCCTTGTTTAACTGAAATTTAGACTTCTTTTGAATAATGAAACCAGTAGAATATTTATCAGGCTGAGGAGTACAGAATGCTTTTACTTGGTCTTTTCTGGTTTCAATGATTGCTTTAACAATATCAGTTTTTCCCATTGCCCTCAACATATCATAAGAAACCGAAAATCTCTTGTTTCTATATCCTTGAGATCTTGTGATTTCCAAAGGGTCAAATAACATTGCTCTCCCTTCTGAGTCATCCTTCTGAGTAATTTTTGAAGCAAGGTATCTTTGTGCCTTGTATATTTCATTTATATCACTACTCTCAAATGCCTTTTTAACCATCAAGCCTTCTTGAATGGTAAGTTTTTGCTTATATTCATTGAGTTGCTCAATAGATTGGATTTCATTTAACATATAGAACTAAATATAATTATTTTAAAGGAAGTTATTTGCCTTTACTTGGATAGATTTCATTACTGAAATATCCTCCTAAGACAATTATTCCTTCCTCTCGATTTATATCAGCAATTACTTTCATTATTCCTTCCTCTTCATTAAGATAGCAGACAGTTCCTTTTTTACCATGATACTTTAAACTTTCTTCAATTGAATCCCCAATTAGTTTAAGTTCATCTCCATGACTTTCTACTGTCTTAAAGAAATATTTTGGAATTATAATTCTTTCTCCTAAATTGAATACTCCTTCCTTCTTAAAACCATCTAATTCTTTTTCTAAATGTTCCATTTGAAGAACAAGTTTAGATAGTTCATTTTTAAGAACATACAGTTTAGTCTGAGGATCTAAAGTTATTTTATACTCCTCATATTTTCCACTTTTATGAATCTTTGCAACAAGGTTACCAGTAAGTTTCAATAAGTTCAACATTTGTAAAGAAGCATCAATATCAAACTTTGTGGTTTTCATGAAACTCTTTAAATGAAACCAGCCTTGGAAGATAAATGAATATTCCCTTGCTTTTGTGGTTAACATTATTTTATTCTCTTTTTCTTCTAACCATGCCAATAAGACTTCCATATTTGAAAGTTGGTCAGTTGGATTGGTCACCTCAATTTCTTCTTCTGCTATTTTCATAAATGCAATTATTCAGTTTTATTTTTAAAAGTATCAAGGGTTAGTGGTTTTATAACAAGAATATAATTATCATCTCTTGCTCTTTCAATCCCTATTTTTGATAACTCATCTGCCTTAGTGTTATTTTCTCTTGGAATCCAAGAAACAGTTATTTTGTTTTCAAGGGTTTTGATTTCTTTAAAAACCTCTTTTGAAAGTATTTTTAAATCTTCATCTTTCACTTGAAAAACTCCATTATACTGATTTACTATTAATTGTGAATCTCCATATACTGATACTTTTCCTATCTTCTGTTTAATCACCTTACATCTACTTTCTAAGTCCTTTATTGACTTTATAGTTTCAAGTAAACCAAACCATTCAGAAATATTAGAAGTTCCATCTTTACCAGGTAATGCTTTTGATAAGATGGGAGAGTATTCCTTATCTACATAAACTGCAACACCAACACCAAACTTATTTTTCTGGTTCGGAATATTGTGGCAAGCACCATCAAAGTATATTTCTATATCCATTTTGTAAATTTAATTAAATTTTGATAAATATTTCTAATCCTCCTTTTTTGCGAATATATCACCAAGGAGGAAAATAAAAATCCCTTAACACAATTTAAATTAAGGGATAAATACAAATATTACTATTAAAAGTATTTTAAGAACTCGCCTGTTAAGGACTTTTTAATATTATTGACTGTCTTGTTCTTCTTGTTCCAAAATTACTTCCTCCTCTCCTTCAAGACATTCTTTACAGAAATCTTCTATTTCTTTGTTGGTGGAATGAAAAGCTTTATCAACTGACTCACAAAGTACTGATAGTTTTTGGTTAAGTTTAACAATCTCAGATTTAAGTTCTACAATTTGTTTGTCTTGCCTGTTTCTCCAAGGAAGGAACAATTTACCATCTTTCTTTGTCACCAATCTTGCAATAGCATTTCCTGCCTCCTTTTTCAAGAATTGTAAAATCTGACTTAGTGGCTCTTTCAACACCTCACCAATCATCTCTTTTACTTCTTCATTAATAATTTTGTTTTTCATAACTGTTCCTTTATTTGAATAAATAGAATTTAAAGTTAAGTAATTTAATTGTTTTTTTCAAGTTGACTTTAAATTTCTTCTTTTACCTCTCTTTAATAAATTGGTTTAAAATATTCTGTATTGGTCTCAAAGGCACTTTGGTTTACAATATATAAACCTTCACTGAAATAATCTCCTTCCATATCAATAACTCTTTGAAAAGTTAAGCCTTTCCTGAAAGTTACTGTGATTAAAGGGGTGGTGATAGAGAATTCTTTCAAAACCTCAAAGGCTTTGATTTCTATAATCTCTGCTTCCTCAATTTCTATTTTTTTAAGTGAATCCATTATTCTAAGAGTCTTGATTTAAATTCATTGATATGGTTGTTTATAAGTTCATTATGTTCAACTATATCAATTGGAATAAGAACAACCTCTCTTACTGACTTGGCATGGTTGACTGCAATTTCTTTAAGGTAAGTTCCTGCAAAAATTCTAAAGTCAGTATACCCCATCATGTTTGATTTATAATGGTACCCTCTTTTTGTGATATAACAGTATTTAATTGAATTGTCTTTTAAGATCTTGTCTAATTCTTCCTCCCTCTCCTTTTCTTCAAGTAGTTTGGTTATTTGAGAAAAAGTCTTTTCTTTACCTTCAAATAAAAAAACATCTGACCCTTTATGTCTTATAACTGGTATGTTTAAATAAGTTAATTCCTCACCCCCTAATACACTTAAACCCTCATATTTAAATTCATTAAGTAATTTAGTTTTTGCCTCATTTATGGTATTGGTAGAAACAGTCTTTTCTTCATACAAATATCCTTCCTCTATCTTAGATAAATCAATCACCCAACCTTTCCTTATTGGTTTGATTTTGACATTAAGTTCTTTACTCATCTGGTAAACTTTTACAAGAACTTTCTTTTACCCTTACACTGACTATAACCAGTTTCTCCTTTTTCTATTCTGTCCTCAGGAAATTTTGGAATATCTGGCTTGATTGGTGAGTCAAAAAGTAGTCTGTTTTCAATGTCTCTTTTTTCCATCATTGCAGAAGAAGGGTTTAAGAAAATACAAGTTGAGACATATTCTCCTGCTTTTTCACAACCAACTGGAATTCTTATTTTTTCTGATTTACAATGACCATCTCCTTTAAAGTCAAGGAACATTGA